AAGGTTTCAGGTTATTCGCCTTTGCAGTTTCTGCGATACTGTAGATGATCGCTGAACTATTGGCTCCATTGACCGTAAACATCTTCATACCAACTCACCAACAAAGTGCTGTGTCTTATTGTCATAACTCGCTGTCGCACTTCTCTATTTTTCAAAGTGCTGCCCCTTATTGTCATAACCTTCGCACCAGCTTACTTTGTTAAAACTGTACAAGTTCATACTGTTTCTTTGTTGCAACATGAAACAATCATCTCCCCCTCACTACCTCTAATTCCCCGGAAAAATGCAGTTATCATGTCCGTCTTTTCTCTGCAATAAACTTTTCCAGAAAAATAGATTTTGGGCTTTTCAACACTTTCAACCTCCACCTCTAATTCTTCGGAAAAATGAGGGTTTCATGTCCGCACCTTGCTCTGCAATAAAACAGGCTCGTAATAGGGGTATTTTGCATGAGTTTTATACGCCACCGTAGACCATCATGCCGCCACTGAAAGTTTGAGGTAGACATTCCACCACCTCTAATTCGCCGGAAAAATAGCAACAGGGTGGAGTATAATGTCCATTTTTCGTCTTATGTAGGTACATTTTCGATTTTTCCGTTCATTTTTAGGCAAAAAGAAAAGAGCCACCGACCATCAGATCAGTAGCTCCAAGAGATTCATTTTTCTATTTAATTTTCAAAAAGCTCACTTTTTCGCTTATAAGTGATTTTATTCACTTTTCTGGGTTCATAAGTGATTATGTTCACTTATTTCGTTTTATGTAATTATCATGGGGTGACAGAAAAACTCACTTATTTACCATTTCTATACAAGTGATTATAATCACTTTTTTATTGAGATAAGTGAGAAAAATCACTTATTCTCCTGCCCCGGCGTTTTCCTTCCTACTGGCTGCTTTTCCGCAGCAGGCTGGATTCTAACCAAGCTGGCAGCTTAATTCCCGTCTCTCTGCCGCCTTGCCCACACGCCCCTCAGACAGCCCCTCTGTCGGCTTTTACTGCCGAACTGGGATTGTTTTGCGATGGACTGGCTTCTGCCCGACATGGGGCAACTGTGGGGCTTACAGCTGCATCCAGTATTTTTCCGTTTTCTATCGGAATCGCATCCGAAACAGGAAAGCTCACAAGTTTCTGTTCGGAGAATGATCTTCCAACCAGCCTGTATGACCTTTTCATGTTCCAATGTGCATCTCGATAAATCATTCTGGAAAAAGCCACACATTTAATCTCGTAGCTGTTTGTTTCGTTCAGCCTTGTCACCCGATGCGCCCCGGCATCCTCTGCCTTACATGCCTGTACTGCAATCTGCCCCATCTTCCGGTTGTACAAAAATCGGTAATGTGTCGGCCATCCAAGTGCCTCCAATGTGCTGCGGAAGATGGTGATTCGTCCTTCCTCCGCATTGAATGTCACTCCCAGCATCCCGGAGTACCATTTCTGTTCTTTTTCCTGCAATCTTCTCACCTCCAAAAAAAGGGCGCACTTCCCCCTTGGTATTGTAAAATCACTTTTAATCAAGCCCGGTATCGGGGACTGTCCTTCCTGTCAAAACTCCCATTGATACATAACCATCCATCTGTCGGACTTCTGATTCTCTTAGGTGTTCTTCTACAGGCACACCAAAAGTACCTGCAATATCATCCGGGTAAAATCCCTTCCGAGTATCCACAGGCTTAGTTTCCTGGTCTGTTGGCTGTTCTGCTACAGTTTCTTTCTTTCGATTTTGCCTCTCATGGAAGATTTCTGGCACGAGCAGATCAAAAACGTACAGAGTTTCCCCCTCAAAGGTAATCCTGTACCCCAGCACCTTATATCTGCATTCACTATCCCAATCCATTTCTTTATAGACCAGTTCCGCAAAGGGCTTGCAACTCATCTTCCTGCTCTTACGCTTATCCGGCTTTGCAATGCACCAGCGCAGAGCATCCTTGTCGTTTTCATCACAACCACGCACAACAATGCGCTTCAAATCGTTATTGAACATGACGTGTATATAAACCACATCCTCCAGACCTGTGATGCAGGCAGTATTGAATGTGATACTATCCTTACGAATCACGATTGCAGGATCACGAAGATGTGCAAACAACTCCTTTCGCACAACTTGATATCCATCATACGAAAAGGTACTCTGTAATTCCTCCGCTCGTGCATCTCTTTCATTTTCTGCCTGCTCCGTTGATGGGGCAATGCTTGTGTGTTCCTCATTCATTCGTGTCGGTCCATCCTTCCATTATTTCTTCCGCCTCATGGAGCAATGTATTCAGACCATCTGCGGTAAATGTATTCATTTCTTTAATTTCTGCTGCCGGCCGGAGTACATCCCAGTTTCCTGCATAATGCTCCTGCTGCAAAATGCCAACCTGTGCAATACTTGTGATTGGCTGTCCAAAAGTTCCCGCCCATTCTGGTGGAAAAATGTAAATCATCTGTTTGACCGTTTTGCCCTCGGCTTCCTCTTCTTTCGATGGCAGAACGATTTCCTCTATTTTGATCATCTCCGGCTCATCCAGTTCAAAAAGCATCAGCTTATTGTCCCCTTGTTCCACAAACTGCCCCCGGAAACGATACTTCAAACCCTCTTCCCATTCCATAATGTCGAAAAGTGTCTTAGCCAGACCACGGCAGCCCAGTGTGCTTGCACACCAGCGGCCCTCTTTCAGTCTTCCCCAGTGAATAGCATTCGGATTGCCCTTTTCGCATGGCCGAATTGCAACACAGCGGTCAACCGAGTTCAGAAGCAGTTCCACATACTCCACATCTTCAAACTTTTTCAGACAGGAAGTATTGAACCGCAGCTTACCATTGGAGATTGTCATTGCCGGGTTCTGCAGTGTAGAAAAATACTGAGCCCGTACCACCTCATATCCCGATAGATTCAGTCGGTTCATGACCTCTGCGTTATTCTCTTGCTCTTCCTGCATTACACTTTCAGAAGCCTCCCGGTATTCCTCTGCCGAGAAACCAGTCCAGTCCTTATCAAAAGGCACATATCCTCGAAGAATACCATCATCCACCACACTCAGAACCGGCAATGGCCTATTTTTTCTTGTATAGTTGCGGGATGCCCTCAGATGATTGGCTGCATTATAAACCTCTCTGGACACAATCGCCTCATGGTGGTCCCTCTGTCGATACTGCGTCCGGTCATTGTTATTTTTCTTTGACTTATGTGTAAGAAAGTTCGGCGTGAAAGTCTTTCTTGCCAGCACATCCCCACAGTGGCGTTCATTTGCAATGACGCCAGCTATCGTACCCGGATTCCATTCGGTATTTCCCAGCTTGGTTTTACGCCCGTACTCGGTCAGAAGTTCTGCAATCTCAGTAAAGGAAAAGCCATTCAGATACAAGTAATAAATGACCCTAACCGTCTGTGCCTCACTTTCATTTACCACAAGATTTCCATCCTCGTCCTGATCATATCCCAACAATGCCGGCGTCAAAAACAGGCCTCGGCTGAACCGCCGGTCAATAGACCAGTTCATAATGATCGATTTGGAATGAGATTCTTCCTCCGCCACAGATGCCAGAATGGTCAGGATCATACGGCCATTGCTGTCCAGTGTATAAATATTGTCGGCCTCAAATTTCACACCCACGGGCGGGTCAAGATTTTTCAGCGTTTCAATGACCGAAAGGCAGTCCACAATGTTTCGGGCAAAACGGGCGATGGACTTTGTAAGGACCAGGTCTATCTTTCCTGCCTTACAGTCTTCAATCAACTGCTGCATTCCTTTGCGATGCTCTAGCGAAGTTCCGCTGATGCCCTCATCATCGTAAATTCCAACGAACTCCCATCCCGGCTGTGCCTTTATGTACTCAGTATAGTAATTTTTCTGAAGCTCATAGGAAGAAGTCTGCTCATCATTGTCAGTAGAAACACGGACATAAGCTGCAACACGCCGAATAGAGGTGCTTTCTCCAAACCCCTCCACTGCCTTTGCCGGGATGACTTCCAATTCAGAAGCATCCACTCCCTTATATCTGTCTCTGATTTTCTGCTTGCGGTCTACCGCTTCTATTCCACTGCTTCCCATGTACTTCCTCTCATTCTTCCTGCTTTATGCTCCAATACCACTGACGCATCTTCCGATAACTTCGGATGCCGAGTTCTTTTTTCGTATTTTCTGCTGTCCTGCGACTGATGCCTTCGTCACTCATCCGCATATAGATTTCTCTTGCTCTCATATCGCCTTCGGAAAGCAGCTTTTTTATCAGGTATGCTGCTTTCTCAGACTTTGATTCAAACTTCGGAGGCTCTGACTCTGCTTCCGGGTCAGTTGGAATCTTACACTCCAGCCATCGAAAACCCTTCTCGGCCGTTATTGAGAAACGAATCTCTCCATCAGATGGGGCCAGATTGTTCTTGATCTGTCGTACAATGCGAATGTCTTTGTTTTCCGGATCATGCTCCATCTGCAGAACACTTCTGGCTGCTGCCACAACATCCACACTACCAATGCTCCGGTACAGATCTTTTGTCCCCTCTTTCTTGTTGAGGTGACCAATCAATACAACTGCACAGTCATACGCAGATGCCCACATTCCAAGACGCTGCATCAGCTTTCTCGCCCTGCCTGCAATCTGAAGGTCAGAATCACTCCCCAGATATGCCTGTATCGGGTCAATGACCACCAACCTTGGACGAAATTGTATAATCGCCTTTCTGATACGTTCATCATCCAGCGTCAAGCCACTGTTCATTTCTTCATTTATAAAAGCCACATTCCTGCAATCTGCTCCACACGCTTCCAATCTCGGCTTGATGGTGTCTGAAGCATCATCTTCCGAACACTGGTAAATGACTTTCTGAGGCATTCCAATAGACTTTCCATCCGGCATAGTTCCACCCTTTGATAATTCTGCAATCAGATTCATCATCATGGTAGACTTTCCATCGCCGGGGTCGCCTTGCAGCAATGTGATCTTCCCGACTGCAATGAACGGATACCACAGCCATCGAACAGCTGTTGCTTCTACATCACTATATAATGTGAAAATTCCTGTTTCCTCTTTGCCTGTCATTCCCTTTACCTTTCATTTGCAGTCTTTTCCTACATTTATATTATAAGAGCTGCATGACATTTTGACTGCTACCTATCATGTAGCACGTTCCATGTTTTGCTACATAGTAGGTAGCAAAATGGCCTTAGACCACACAACAGATAGGGGTGTGGCATTTTGCGGTCTTAAAAATCTCTCGTATTCAGTTGCTATGTATTTTTCTCTGCGGGATAATCGTACCAGCCTTATGCGGGAAAACATAAGGAGGAACACATGGCTATTGACTATGAAGCCTTGGGCAAGCGTATTTCAAATGCCCGCAAACAAGTTGGTATCACACAGGAGGCGCTCGGTGAACAACTTAACATGACCCGTAAACACATCAGTGTTATCGAAACTGCTATCAACCGTCCCAGCCTGGATACCCTGGTTGATATCGCAAATGCACTGAATGTATCTGCAGATGACCTTCTCGTAGACAGTCTGACGCACTCGGCATCTACTGCAGATTCTGAGATTCACCGTCTGCTTTTGGACTGCAATACAACGGAACAGGAAATTCTTACCCGCACCGTAAAGGAACTGAAAGCAATTTTGTATGGTTTAGGAATCTGATTTTGTAACTCATTGACTACATAACAAAAGGCCCGCATAAGCCACAGCTGCACTTCGGCTCACTCCGGGGTGCTGTCTGTGGTTCATGCGGGCAGGGATAAAAAAGAAGCCCGCCAGCGTTCCATGTAGGATTCTACACAGTGCGCCAGCGGGCAGTCATTTACTTACTTTTTCGGCTTAAACTTTGCGCTATAAGCATTTACTGCTGCATCGTGGATAAGCCATCCAAATTTTCTCAAAAAATCCAATCGCTCTTCATCAGTCATCCATTTTGCAAGTGTATGAAGAACTCCCTCGTATCGTTCATTTTCTTTTCCGTTAAAAAACTTACCTCCGGGTCCCTGCTTAAATCTGACGGGAATCCCATTTTTAATTATCGTCCAGACAGTTGAACCACCATCTGTCTGAAACATGTCCCCAACCATGCCGTCCAGTTCTCCGGCATCCATTCTTTTCAGCAGTTCTCTTTCCTCACTCGTCATCTTCATCACCCCCACAATCCTCTACTTTTATATCTTCCGAATCATACGCTCCCATTGGGTATTCCCGAATCCAGCCTTCGATTTTTAATGTGTGGCCACATTCTGGACATTCATAGCAATCTTCAGAATTAATGCTGTACACAAGATCCGGTCCCATACCATTTTCTTTTTCGTAAGAGCTTTCATCATACATGAAGTCCTCAAGGTCAACATTTTCTTCATGACCGCAATGAGGACATTTGACTGCTCTTTCCAGAGAAACCGGCCGATATCCATACATATCCTCGATATCGATAAATTCCTCGCCTGCCGCTTCTTTTTCGCTGATGATGTCCCAATAATGCTGCGTCTGGAAAGTATCAAATTCTGCGCTGTCATCCAGAAGGTTATCCAGCATTTTTAAGGCATTCCGCTTTCGTTCAAGTTCATCATTGATATACTGTTTCCGTTCACGGATTGCCTGTTCAAGATCAATTTCTCCTGCTTGAAGTTTTTTTATATCTCCACAGGTTAAGCCAGATTTTGTAAGGACAACAATCCTCTGCAGGTTTTTGAAATCTGCTTCCGTATAATCCGTTGCCTTGTTTCCCACCGGCGGATGTTCTGGTTTGAAGATGCCCTCACGCTTAAAGAGTTTTATGCGCTCTGCATCAATGCCTAATTTTTCTTGTATTTCTTTTGGTCTCATAACATTCGACCTCCTTTCTGAAACCGAGTATAGCACATAGGGACTTTGTCCCCGTCAAGCCCTAAATATCATTTTTTCTAATTTTAAGGATACTCGATTCCAGTTTTATTTCAAGGCTTTTCCAAATGATTTGTATATTTCAGGCTTCGATACGCATCTCCAATGAATCCTACAAATTCCGGACTCATTGTCTCCACCACACTCTTTCCCTCTACATTCTGCAAAACAGCAATACTGACTCCGGACATATCATCTTCCCTCACTTCCAGTTCTCGTATCGAATCCGCTACGGCCTCATCGATAAACGCAGCGAACTTTGCCCCATCAACATGGCTTTGCACTGGCATCGGTGCGCCACTTTCACCGAACAGCTGGATTATCTTTGGTTCAATGATACTCTCCACCTTTTTCAAGGCTTCTTCCTCTGACATCCGCCTCAGATAGCCTTTCATTGCACTTGCCACAATGATTTCCATCACTGTTGTTCCATAATCCTCAACGGACAGCCAAGCTAACTTTTTCATGTCAATCACTCCTGCTATGTGTATTTCTGTATTCTCACCATATACCAAAACTCTGCACATAGCAATATGTACGATAAAAAATCCGTACAAAGCAAAAAGGGCCCTGCCGGTATGCATTTCCACACATCCGACAGGGCATCCTTTCCTTTATACAGCCTGCTCTCGTTTTGCTTTACTTCTCAGATATCTTCGGTACTGAACCGTATTGTCATACACCCGGTACGGGGCATCAACCAGCATCACCAGCCCATCAAGGCTGCATTTCTTAAATCCCAGAAAACTGGTCAGTGTCCTCTGATTTCCACAGGTGGGCAGCGTTACACCAAAATTCGTTTCATAAAGTACGATGTCGCCTTTCACCGTTCCCTTTTTCATAAAGGCGCAGTAGATACCTTTTTCAAAATGGAGCAGATCCGGTGCTTCCGCGATCCTCTCCGGCGTTATCTTCAATCGTCCTCGTTTCAGACTGGCGACCGCACCATCAACCGGCTTTCCATCCACATCCCGAAACAGGCTGCCCTGCACATCCAGCCCGTTCACCTTCAGCGGCATACCGGCGGCATTCTGTTCCGGCAGTTCTTTCAGGCAGGCAATGAAAAGGTCAAAATTCTTCTTCATAACCGTAAGGGCTCCCTGTTCCTGGCTCAGCGTTTCTTTTTCCTTTCGGAAACTCTCAATTCGCTGCCGGATATCCTTTGCCAGACTTGCATAGGCTTCGATTTCAGGCCCTTCTTCATAGTCAGCATGGTAGAAGCTCGTACCAATATCATTTCCCGTCAGCCCATTTCGGATATCACTGTCAATCTCGTCCAATGTGATGTTGCCCTCCGCCAGTGATTCATTCAGTTCCAAATTCTGCTCCAGCACCGCATCCCGCATGGCCGTAACCTGACGGCCGATCGTCTCCTGCAGTTTTTCTTCCAGCTCCTTGATCTGGGCATCCAGCGTTTCCAGTCTTTCCACCGATACACTGTTTCCTTTCATCTGCTGATACATCTGTTCACAGGCTTTATGAAAAAGTGTGCTGATTTCCGAAGCTTCATGATTTTTCTCGTAATCCCGTTTCAGGCGGTACAGCATTTCCATAAAACTCTGTTCCAAGGCACATTCATGGATGCTTTCCGAAGGGCATCTTTCATTGGCTGCTTTTCTCTCGGCATCCGACAATCTCCCGTGTTTTTCCCTGCAGTACAGCTTCTGGTCCGGTGTGCCATTCTGTCTGGGCTTTTTGCCCTCACGCTTTCCCATCTTCTGTTTACACCGCCACACGGGATAAGCATATGCGTATTTTTCAAGGTAGATATCCGTATCGCCACCAGTTACTGCAAGGCTTCGGTCATCCGTGTACCCGGTTGCCACACCTGTATAGGTCACACGGAAGAATCCCTCGCCGCATTCTTTTCCGGCTCTTTCTCCATGTTCAAGAACCGCACCGCAGACCAGATTTCCAAATGGCGAGCCGGTGTATCCTCTCTTCTTCTTTTGAGCCGGTACCGAATCTCCAACCTTGCTGGGCTTTTCATAAAGCATCGTCTGAGCCTTGTCCCATGTACTGCGGTCAATGATGCCAACATGATGGTTTTCTACATAATAGCGAGGTGCCTCACCCTTGTTGATCGTGGACCGGTGGGTCAGGAAATCCTTTGTGATGGTCTTCTGCATCTCAATGTCGCCCACATATTTTTCATTCCGAAGAACTGTGAGCACAGAACTTGCCGACCAGTTCTTTTTGTTCACCGTCTTTCTGCCAAGTTCATTCAGCTCCTTTGCAATACGGTTTGCCGTCTGTCCACATACATACCGTTCAAAAATATAACGAACCGTTTTTGCCTGTTCCGGATTGATCACCCATTCACCATTTTCACCCTTGTCATACCCAAGCATCCGGTTCAGATCAATCTTCGGCTTGCCAGCCTGGAAATTCTTCTGGATCGACCAGCGGATATTGTCCGAAATGGACCGGCTCTCATCCTGCGCCAGTGCGGAAAGAATAGTCAAGATCAATTCACCGGTCGCATCCAGCGTGTCGATATTCTCTTTTTCAAAGTAAACACCAACCGGCGGATTTTGCTGCCGAAGCTGGCGGACACAATTCAAGGTGTCCACCGTGTTTCGGGCAAATCGTGAAATCGACTTGGTCACGATATAATCTAGCTTTCCATCCAGGGCGTCTGCCATCATGCGGTTGAAATCCTCACGGTGTTCCCTGCTGGTTCCTGATTTTGCTTCATCTGCATAAATGCCTGCAAATCTCCATCCGGGTTTGTTCGTGATCAGATTTGTGTAGAATGCTTTCTGCGTGGTGTAGGAAGTCTGCTGGCTTTCATCCCCTGTGGAGACTCGACAGTATGCCGCCACACGGATATTGCTCTGCACCTTCAGCTGACCACCATTATGCACCGACCGCTTTGTAGCCGGTATCACTTCTACTTTTTTCTGTGTCATATACTCTCCTCCGTTTCCTTCATATCTTTTTTCCGTTCCGACGCTTTCTATACTCTACCTGAACCGATTCTCCAAGGATCTCTGCTTCATTTTCCGCAAACTTTGGCTTTCCATCTTTGTCGTATACCCGATAATCCTTGAAGTCCTTTATAGTCCTTCTGGCTCCGAAAGCAGTAAATTCCATTCCGTAAATGGTCCGGTAATGGATCACATCTCCGTCCACTCTGCCAGATTCAATATTTACGGCATACATTTCCCGGCTGAAGGTTAGCATATCCGGTGTACTCAAGAACACACCCGATTCCGTCCACTGCGGTTCTTTATCATCCAGACCATGCACCACCAGCTTCTGTCCATAGCGGTTTTGCTCCGGCAGGGCCAGCAGTTCCTCCAGAAAATATTTGTACCTCTTTTTCAGGATGATGCCGCCTTCACTGCTTTCTTCCAAAATGTGAAGTTCGTTTTCCAGTTCTTCTTTCCGCTTCAGAATATCCTTCAGCAGTTCATTGTACATAGCCTCGGCACTTCCGGCCGCGGGTGTGTAAACACCATCCACACGCTGTTGATCCATCCCTTCCATAATAGCGTCCATCTGAATGCTCCCATCCCGAATGGATTCCTGTAAACTCTCCTGCAGGAGAACCCGTTCCTGCTCTGCCATTTTCTTCTGTGCTTCCATCTGCTTTTTCTTAAGGCGTTTACATTCCTGTTCCAGCTTCTGAAGCAGTTCCCTAAGTTCCAAAATCCGTCCTGAATGGTCTTCCGGCTCCTTCTGACATTCACGGTATTTGACCGCCAGCTCCGACTGCTCTTTGTTTTCCTCATAATCCCTTTTCAAGCGGTAAAGCATCTCCATAAAACCTTGTTCAATAGCAACCTCATAAAGCTCCTCTGTGCAGTCTTTATCCGAACAGCACATCTTTCCAACACCATAAATCGGAAGTCCCTGCCGTTCCTTGGTATCTTCAATGGACTCTGCATCCACCCAGTATGCGGCAATCTTTCTCCTCTTGTGGACCATCGTCTTTCCACACGCTGGACACGAAAGGTTTACATAGCATATATTGAGAGGATCACGGCTTAGTAGCGGTGGCCTCCGTTTCATTTCACTTTGCACGATCAACCAGGTTGCCCGGTCGATGATCGGTGTGTGGTGGTCCTTGATGTAATACTTTGGAAGCTGCCCTCTGTTCGGAACCGCCTTATGGGTAAGGAAATTGCTGGTCACATATTTCTGCATTTCCAAATCGCCCACATATTTCTCATTTAGAATCACATTCGAGAAACTGCTGGGGTTCCAGTCCGCGCCAGATACCGTTTTCCAGCCTCGCTCATTCATCTCGTTGATAATGGTTGCACGGCCAGCTCCGCAAGCATATCTCCGAAAAAGGTATCGTACCGGTTCTGCCTGCTCTTCATTGATGATCCATTCCCCGTTTTTCCCTTTGTCATATCCGATCATCCGGCTTAGATGGACCATCGGCTTCCCTTCCTGGAACCGCTTCTGATAAGACCAGTGGATGTTATCCGAAATGGAATGGCTTTCTTCCTGGGCAAGTGCGGAGTAAATGGTCAAGATAACCTCACTGGTGGAATCCAGCGTGTTGATGTTTTCCTTTTCAAAAAAGATGCCCACAGGAGGTGTCAGCTGTTTCAGCTGTCTTGCACAGTCGAGGGTGTCCACGGTATTCCTTGCGAATCTCGATATGGATTTTGTGACAATTAAATCGATCTTTCCCTGTCTCGCATCCTCCAGCATCTGGTTAAACTCATCCCTGTGCAGACGGCTTGTTCCGGTGATTCCCTCATCCGCATAAATTCCTGCAAACGTCCAGCCCGGATGCCGCTGTATCATATCCGTGTAGAACACCTTCTGGGTCCGGTAGGACGTTTTCTGTTCATCTGAATCTGTGGACACTCTGCAATAAGCTGCCACCCTTAATCCCTTGGGCTTTTCCTGGGCAGCCTTTTGAGCCGCTGCTTCCTTTATCAATCGTAAAACTTCTGACATTTTTCCTCACCCCTTCTTCACATATTTTTTTCGGTAGCAGTTATCCCGCATGGCCTGTCCGTCAAAATAGGCTGCCGTATACCGGTAATCTTCTATATTACTGTACATGACAACCTCCGTCCTTGTATCATCATACCAGTGAACCGTGTAGTTTAACGGGGAATGGACCGTAATAGAAAGGACGAATGCCTTGCAGTAATCTGAGGTCACTCCATTCAAAAACTGCACCACGCCGTCCCTTCCTTTCGGAAGTTCCTTCATCCATTCAATTGCCCGTTCTCTTCTCTCGTGGTCATTCTCCAAATCCTCCCAGTAGCCTTCCAGATACTCCAGCCGTTCTTCCAGATGCTTTTTCTCATCCATATCCCGGTCAAATTTTTCTTTCAGCCGTCTGATCTTCTCAGTATTATTTTGAATGACTGCTTCATCGATGCTCTCATCTCCCAGCAGTTCCCGTCTGGTCTGCATTACATCGTTCTGGCTTTCCAGAAGGCGCAGTTTTTTCCCACTGCTTTCCATTCCAATCTGAAGGGTGGCAATCTGCCGTTTGTAAAAAGCACGGTCCCGTTCCATAAAATCAGTGTGCTGGATATTCTCCAGTCTTTTGATCATCTGCGGAACAAAGTCATCAGCTTCCTTTGTAAAACCTTCAAACTGCTCTCCATAACGGCCGCTCATGATATCTGCCACTCCCACATTGTCATGAATCGGCTGTGTGCTCAGCCGGAACCGTTCAATGATTGCTTTACGGAAAGCCCTCACAATCTGCTCTTCATAAATTTTCTCGCAGTGGCAGATTCTCTTTCCATTATCAATCTCAGCTGTTGGGCAGTACCAGATAGGATAGTTTTTTGAATTTCTCACTCGGAAGAATCTGCCGCATTCTCCACACAGGATCCTTCCTGAAAATGGCTTTGATCCTTTCTTTACTCCCTTCTCTTTCTTGGCGGCATTGGCTCTGCGGATTTCTTGAACAGTTTCAAACAGTTCTTCGTCTATAATCGCCGGATGGTGGTTCTTTACCAGATACTGCGGAAGTTCTCCATTATTCCGCTGGGTGTTATGGTTCAGAAAGTCCACGGTGTATTTTTTCTGGATCAGGACAGCTCCCGTATATCGTTCCCTTTGTATCATCTGAGAGATAATCCTTCCAGTCCATCCTTCTTCCAGATCACTGTTCAGCTGTCCTTTCTTTGAGTTCTTTTTTCTGGCTTTGACCGCCACGGTCTCAGGAGCTGGAATCTGGTCATAATTCAAACCTCTGGCAACATCTGTATAGGCAGTACCCTCTGCCACCTCCTGAAAAATCCGGCGCACGATTTTTGCTTCTTCTTCCACAATTTCGATATCCCTATACTGATATCCACTTTCTGTCGTGACCATCTTTCCATTGTAGCGATACCCATATATGACCATGTTCTTTACCTCACCTCTCGGATAGCGCATCTTATTTCCAAGATTGATGTTTCTGGAAATACTCCGGCTTTCTTCCTGGGCAATCGCCGCAAGTGTCGTAAGAATGAAATCACTGGTCGGATCAGCTGTGTCCAGATTTTCTTTCTCAAAAAGGATCGTCACATTGTTGTCATGCAAAATATTAAGGGCGGTCATAAAATCCGCCGTATTTCTGGAAAAACGGGAAATCGACTTGCATACAATACGGTCTATTTTCCCTTCCCTGCAGTGCCGCAGAAGTCTTTTGAATCCAACACGCTTATCCTTGACCGTTCCTGAAATTCCATAATCGGAGTAAACCCCGATTGGATTCCAGTCTGGATTGTTTTCGATCAGCTGATGAAAATACCGTTCCTGCGTTTCGTAGGAGTTTTCCTGGTCACTGGAATCAGTGGAAACTCGAATGTAAGCGGCTACGTTCAGATGCCCTTCCTTTTCCTTTGTCCTGCGAAAAGAAGCTGTGGAAATAAATTCATTTTCTTCTTTCATTGCTTCTGCCTGTGGCTGGAAGACCGCCTCGAACTCGCTTCTCAACCCACCGACCCGTTCCATAACAGGAACTGCCTGCTGCATTTTCTCCTTTGCAGCCAACGCCTTCTGGATCAGGGAAGCAATTCCGGCATCTCCGTTTTCCTTGGATTCGGATAACGGCAACTTTGTCTTTTTCTCTTTTTGTTGGGTAGACATCTCTTGGCGCACAACGCTTTCCTGCAAAAAAGAAGATGCAGCCGCCTTCTTTTCAGAGAGGTCAGCTGCACCACTTTTTTCTTTCACCGCTTCATAGGATTTCTTTTCCTGCACAGGCATCTGAGTCACAGATGTGGTTTCCGGCAGAACTGATTCGCCCTGTCCGGTCGCTGCCATCAACATCTTTGAAAGCTCGGCTGCTGAAGCATTCGGGCGGCTTTTCTGTTTCTGCTGTACGGTACTTTTGACCGTTGCGTTCTGCAGTTTCTGCAAAAAATCATTTGCTGTACTCATCTTGTTCTCTCCTTTCCGCCCATCTGCTTTTCTCTTCGGGCAGTCACATATTCCCTCTACTGCGTGATATTATCAAGTAAATTCGGTGCAGAAAGACGGAGAATAATCCACCCGATTATTGTCCTATCTGCACCATCCAATATGTAAAGGCCTGCCTGAAAAGACAGAGCCATATCTCTTACAGTTTCTTGGCAAAATCAAGGCTGATCCAGCCATTACGCTTACCGGCATAGGCCTTCAGCAGACCCCAACGGGTTGCTCCCTCACCGTCTGCTTCCTCTACAATTGTAAATATGCCTTTTCCAGTGTACTGCCCGGTCTTAGCATAGTTCGTACCAGGTCCCTTACGGATATTAAGGTCACTGATTGAAACGCGTACCGCATACGGGCAGTTTGCCTTAACTTCCGGGTAGACTGCCTTACCCGCCGGGTCATAAACGAAATAGCCCGGATTGACATCCGCACACTGCTTTGCGTAAGCCAAGTCATGGAAAGCACCCTTCTGAGAAGCCGCATTCTGCCAGCTTTTGCGGACACGGTACCAGCCGGAGATAACCGTACCCTCAGAAGCCTTTGCCACATCATACTGCGTAAGGTTCCAACGCTCGATGATACTGCAAAGATTCTGTACATAAGTGTGGCTGGTCGCATAACCACCATCTTTGATCAGCTGTACCGCTTTCTTGTAATCCGTGCAGCCGGCCAGACCTTCATAGCGTTTCTTACTGCCGTTCATCGCACCGAGCAGATATGCGGCATGGTCGGTAATGGAATCCTCCACACAACTGTACTTTCGGAAGTCGGCTGTGATCGTGACCATCGAGCCATCATCATTCTGCTCCTGTGTTTTCTTGGTATAGACAGACTTGCCATCCCAACTGCTGCCGCTCCAGCTGTTCCCGGAAAGCGAAGTCTTCATGCCAAAGCAGTTATTAGCATTCTGTGCCAGCTCAGATTTACCGTAGCCGGACTCAAGAATGAACTGAGCCATTGACACGCAAGCAAGAATGCCAGTGGTTTTCTGGTTCGCAGTAAACAGCGGACCGATCTTTGCAACTGCTTCTGCTTCCGAGAGATTTTTCAGTGAAGAAGCCTGCATGCCAGATGAGGATGAACCGCCCAGTGCTGCAGTCACCTTCACGGCCAGATCACCAAGACGGGCATACAGCCAGTTTCCAGGGCAGCTTTTGTTTGCAAACCAGCGGTGAACTGTCAGAACCATCTCGTCTGCGGCAGGTACATAATTGAGAGTTTTATTCTTATCTCCCAGCCACAGAAGTTTTTTCTTGCCGTTTCGTCGGCAGATATCGGTACAGAGCTTAATGAGTGAACTGTACACCGCACTGTTCATGGCATACGGCTCATTCATATCACTGGCACATTCGATGGTGACCGCCCTCTGGTCATTGGCATTGCTGGACGAACACCAGCTGCGGTTCTTTTCCTCGACACAAAGCGACACACGGCCATCTGTACCGATACCGTAGTTACAACTTGCCTGACGGCTCGTACTGGTAAAACAGCCGCAGATGCTTTCCGCAGAAAGCTGACCGACCACACAATGCGGCGTAATGCGGTCGATGCTGTGTGTCCTCTGACCGGAATGGTTCGGAGAGAGCTTGGTGTAAACAACGAGTGGACTATTGGTATATCCCATAATGATTTCCTCCTTCTAAAAAAAATTGAGGCCCAGATCACTCTGAACCTCGTGCTGTGGTTATTTGGTTGTTACGGAATCAGCAGTTTCATGCCGACCCGGATAGCGTTGGAAGTCAGCCCATTCAGCACACGGATATCCGAACAGCGGTCGCCGCTCCCCAGTTCCCTTTCTGCGATCTTCCAGAGATTATCACCGGGAACCACAGTATAGATCTTGCTGGCCGTGAAGGCATAGGTATCCGCACTGTTAAGAACGTAGGCTAGACCGCTCACCGCTTCCGGGCACTTTATTTTCAGCCAGCCCGCACAGAATTCCACGATTTCAATCAGTGTGTTCCTTTTGTAAACGGTCACGACTTCTGCGCCAGTGTCCGGCATCTCCCTGATATTCATGAGGGTCTTGAGTTTGCCGTAGGCAATGGTTGCCGGAAGCTCCTCTGCAGTCGGGAACTCGTTCTCATCCACTTCAGCCTCTGCTTCTTTCTCCGCTGGGGTATCTTCCACAGGGGCTGTGGTTTCCGGCTTTTCTTCCGGGATATCGTCCACGACTGCTTTCTCTTCACTCTCATCTGCACCAGTATCTGGTACAGCCTCTTCCGGATAGATCACGTTGCCGTCATTGTCGAACACACGGCTGCCGGGGTTCTCATCACACTTGGCTTTTGCATTCGCCAGCAGACGATACGCTCCCAACTGGGATGCCTCATCTTCCCAGACTTCACGCACACGGTAATAGCCGTTTGTCAGCTTTGCGGGATACTCTTTCTTACTCATATTGCTTTCCTCCTACTAATGAGGGAGAGACTCATCACCTCTCCCCGTTTTCCTTACTCTTTGTTCTGCTTGTCGCTCTTTTCTTCCTTCAGCTGTGCCAGCATCTCCTTCAGCTTATCCGGCACCGGAAGGCCAATGACAGCCGCATTTTCGAGGCAGCTCAGACCTTCATTTGCCAAATAGAAAAACACAACAGCAGTTCTGATAGCTGCGCCATTCTGAAGAATCTGCGTATCAATGATGTTGGCAATGCCAACCAGTACGAAGATACACACCTTCTTGGCAATACCCTTAAAGCCAACTTCAGAAGAAAGTTCATGCTTGATGGCTGCTGCCAACACCCCGGTGAAGTAGTCGCAGACCACAAACACCACCAGTGCATAGAGAAAGCCATCAAATCCGCCGAAGAACCAGCCCAGGAAACCACCCAGACCTGCGAACATCCACTCAATCTTATCGATCACATTCTGCATAATCTTGTCCTTTCCAGCCCTTTTGGGCATAAAAAACAGGCGGTATCTCTGCCGCCCTTACGAAAAAATACTCCTTCTATAATGAACACTGTTTCACAGCAAATAACAGACACTTTGCGTGAAAATCAGTGGAAATTTATTTTCCGAATGCACGGATTACAGATCCTACCACACATTCTCCGATTCTGGCGTAGCCTTCCGTACTGCAATGGAGCTGGTCGCCATTAAACGGATACGGCGAAGATCCCGTATATTTTTCCAGAATAATGCTGCCATTCCGCTTCTGATAATAGGACTGTCCGTTCACATACCGCTGTGGTACACTTCCAACCACCCTGCCGGATGCATCTAGCTGATATTTGGCATACTGCTCGTTCACAGCATTCTTCTGTGCGCCAAAGACACTCCACGTCCTGCGGTTGATCCCGCTCTCATGCCAAAGATCACAGACCGCCACATTATTTGCCTGTGCAATTGCCTTGATCGTATCTGACAGCTTTTCCATCGTCTGCCCGGTGCCCGCCGGGTACTCTTCATACCCGTCTGCATCCACATACGGATATTTGCCCGCACAGTGCGGTGTTGCCATCAGAACATGGCAGGTCAGATTCCCGGCATCCTCCAGTTCTTCATAGATGCGATTTAAAAGATACTGGATTCGACCACAGATAGTACTTTCAGCTGGGTGACAGTCACCCACTTGGCCAAACGTAGTCGCTCTCTCGTTGTAAGCTGGAAGAACAACGATCAGGCTGACATCTTCCACATCAGTGGCCATCAGCGGACGCAGGACACCGTTTTTATCTGTTTCGGAATTGTAAGTTCCTTCCAGACCGTTATCGCCGTCTGTCATTCGAAGAATCCCGATCCCGCCTTTGGCATGGGTATACACCTTCATCCCCAGCAGCTCTTCCAGCTTTTTCTGCCACTTTCCTGCCGCTGTAATGCTGTCGCCGATGACAAGAGCTTTCTTGTCCTTCCAGCTTCCCGATACAACCGCATATCCGGCAACAGCAGCTTTCTCTGCGGCATCAGATGCCACTGCGTGATCCGCCTTTTTCGCTGTCTCCGCATTTTCAGCATGATCCGCTTTTACCGCCACTTCTGATTTTTCTGCCAGAATAGCGCGCGTTGCATTCCGCACAGATGCCTCTCGTTCCGTTATACTGCTGTGACTGAGCGCCTCAATCTCCGCATCGGAAAGCCCGGTCACATTCAGCACCCACATGGTCACAACAAAGGAAGTGTAATTGGAACCCGTCAACTGCACCGCAAAATTCAGATTATCCTTTCCACCAGCATATTCGTAAACCAGATTCATTTGAAACGGAAGCGTTGCTTTGTTCAGTGTTCCACACGGCACACGTTTTGCCCAGTTTGGAATACCCGGTTCGATGATGCCAATGGATACCTCTCCCAGCTGTGTGTCATCCGTTTCTACAGATTCCACCCTGCCAAAGACAAGATACTTCCCGGCAGCCAGACCACTCAGCCGTACTCCGCCGAACACGCCCCAGTCTTCGTTGCGGGTCACGGCAGCCTTTGCCCACGCATACATTGTGTCCTTTTCCTGAAACTTGCTGGAGAAAGGAATCATTTCAGAAAAGGCAGGGCATCCATATGCTACATTGCCCAGCATTTCCCGTGTCTGGTCTGAAATGCCGGTTCTGTCTGCATACGGAACGCTCATGACTTTTCCGGCAATGCCCCATGTGTCATAATACTGAAGGATGCTGTCCTCAACCGGACTGCTGCTGATCAGTGACAGAACTTTCTGCAGTTCATCATCACTCTGTCCCGTCACATCCAGTAGGACACATCTGCCGTCACACTCCACTACAGCATCATTCCTTGCAACACACGGAGAAATATCCAGCCTGTATGCATTCTCCAGAATCTCTCCGAAAAATACCACATAGATTTCATTTCCGTGAGCAACTCTTACCACCTTCGTCACATGAGTATTCAGATTTGCACCTTTGGAATCATACTGGTAGCAGCTCACACCGGCACAGGAGCCGGAAATCTCCCGGATCTTGGAGATGAACAGATATTTTCGGAATTTGCCCATCAGCATATTGGTAAAACGATGGTAGAACTGACCGTAATCCGTAGTCCCCGTGATCCGGTAATCCAGAAATTCTCCTGCTTCACATTTAGCTCCCAGCAGAGCCGGCATCGCAGCCTTTGGGAACACCTCACCCAGATTACCATTGGAACCGGCAAGTGCCAGCTTTGCTCCGGTGATCCCATTCTCCACAGCCTGACTGTATTGCCCACGGATTGCCTCTCCTGCGGAGGGATACACCGTTCCGTCCTGTCCAACCCGGACATCGACCAGTTCTGCCGCATAATCAGCCTTAGCGTCTGTAGAAGCTGTCACGTTTGCATCCAGCCGCTTGTTCATCTGTTCCACAGCTGTGTTCATGGCATCTTCTGTTTTCTGCATGGCAGACTGTGCATCGGATACTTTGGTGTTTACCCGGCTCTCTGCTTCCGATACTTCTTTGCTCATGGATGCTTTCGTCTCCGAAAGATTCCTGTGCATTCCTTCCACATCTTCTGCAACATCCGTTTCCAGTCTGTGCATCTGGGAGTTGAAATGACTGCACAGACTCCAATAATCCGTATCGGTCAGCACTGTACCTGCCGGAACTGGCTTTCTGGAGATATAACCATCCCCACTTTCCGCGTCCAGAACGATTGTCAGTTCTTCATATTCCTTTTTCTGATCCCATACGCCATCGTGTTTCGGAATGATCCGCTTACCCTTAAAAGTTCCCATAAAAAATCTCCTTCCTGCCGGTATTTATCCGGCTGTCCTCATAACAGTTTCGGATAGTCACCCGGTCAGGGAGGAGTTCTTTTCTTATGGCGGTCAGGTTTTACCCCCCCCCCCGAACATTTTTTCGATATACCGCTTTTTCTTCATTTTAGTGTCCTTTCTCTTACTGTTCCAAAATTCCAAGTTCGATCATCTTCTTATACAGCATAGTTCCGATGACCGTCTTGGTTGCAGCTGTGTAATGAACGGAATCTGCCAGCAGTGTCTGCGGAACCTGTCCCTGTTTGATACGCTCGATGTCCGCATCCGTGGGATCAAGGCCTGCATCGTCCAGACCATAGCAGCTGATGACCGTCTTGCCATCCGTGTCATACACCGGATGCGCCAGATACTCTCTGAGACTGACGAAACGTCTGCCAAACGCCTGCTTCATCTGCTTTTCATATTCTGCACGCTGGCTTTCCGTTCCAGACGAAAGGCCCAGCACCAGATATTCCTTTCCCTTGAAGTGGCTAATCATCTGCTGATGCATCCGGATCAGGTCTGTAAGGTCTGTATATCCTCCGTTCTGGCCTATGAAAAGGATCATCACTTCAGAAGGCTGATTGTGCAGCCGGTCAAATGCAGTACGGACCGCAGTCGGACGCTTGATTGTGACAGCTTCACCAGCGACAGAACGTGTAAACGTCCAGATGCCGTTGGTATCTGCATAGTTTGTGCCAGTCCAGCGGAGTGTGCCTTCTACCTCGCCAATCTTGACCGGATTGACGTGAGCTCCACCCTGCAAAAGCGGTGTTACCTTGTAGCCTTCTTCTGTCAGGATACCGGAATCCGTTTTTCGCACAGCAAGCGTCACTGGCTCACAAGCAGCCGGAATGGTAATGTTGTTGACCAGCATCACATCGGCTCCCTGACGGGCAGCAATCGTTCTGGCATTCTCGCCACCGGTACCGCCGTTGTAGACCGGAATCCCGGACAGCTTCTGAAGAGTGGACGTCCATCCACCTCCTGCGGTAAGAGAATCGCCCCAACAGACAATACCCGTCAGCACAGTCGGCTTCTCCAGATTTTTTATTCGTGCTTCCTGCCCATTCAGTCTTTCTTCTGCCTTCTCCGCACCGGATTTCAGCTGTTCCAACGAAGCATCCACCTCTGCAAAGCGTTCTTTCAGCTTTCCGTGGTTCACATAGGAACACCAGTAGGTGTATTTACTCTGGAAGAAGGTTGCCATATCTTCATTGGAAAAACTGTCATCCGCAAAAGCATAATCCTGCCAGTACCATTTCGGAGTCCATACAACAGGCTCCTCTCCGGAATACTTCCGAGTGTTCCAGATGCCAAACCAGCTGGCACTGAATGTTCCTGCTTCTTTCTGTACTCGGATTACTTCCAGTATTTCCTGCGTAAAAGCAAACCGCCAGACATACATCTTTCGTTTTCCGTAAATGGTACGCTTCAGCACTGGTGAAACATTGATTGGATTCGTGAACTTACCATCCAGATAATAAGCAATCAACAGCCGGTTATCATACGCACCACCCTGAACACCTTCCGGACAGTTCTCGAATTCCTCGATCTCACAGAGATAACAATACTGATAGCCTTCTTCAAACTTCCGGAGCATCTCATCAAAGGACATCATGCCGCTCAGCTGCTTGGCATATCCCTGGTTATGCGGCTGATCGGATTCTTTGCTCAGACCGATGCTGAACTCGACCACCTGGTCAAAACCTGTACCGCTGATCTTTGCACTTGCCCGGTTGCCGGTACTCTGGAATCCAAAACGGTAGGCATATGGATACTTCTCCGGGTACGCCAGCGTATCTAGCCCAAACGAATAACGCACTCCCGGATGATTCAGCAGTTCCTCCGCCGGGACGAGGAAGAAGTTATCTGCAATGACCGCACTCCCTGCGCTTCCGGCATACCCGGCTTCCTCTGCACTCTCAGCCTCCTTTGCATGGGTAGCACTTCCGGCTTCGTTAGCAAATGTCGCTGTTTCTGCATGGTCTGCACGGCTTATAAACCGTGACCGGGCAATGAAGGACTGCTGGTTTACAATAGAGGTTGTCAACTGGATCTGTCCCAGATTTTCTACGATTTTGTCATTCAGAAAACTGCCTGCGAAAACGATATACAGCGGTTTCCCCAGTGCAATGACTTTTTCCACCATCTCCTGTTCCAGAGGGTAAAATATCCGGGAACCGACCGTAACGGATGTGGTAATGATCGGGGTGACCGTGGATGCCCAGCTTCCAATACTGTTGACATAAAAGCGAACTTTCACTTCTGCCCCTTCAAGCTCCTTGTTTCCTTCCGGTCCGATGCCCTCCAGAGTCAGTTCCAAATACAGCCGGTCCAGCCGTTTCAGCTTCATCATCTGTTCATAGGAAATGCAGTAAGCAAAATGCAGAGATGACCATTGGGGCTTTTCATACTGTGTCACATAGGCAGCATGGTCAAACTTGAATACCACATTCTGACCATCCACCTCTGCTCCCGTCACACCTTTTGACAATGCGCCATTTGTGTTGTCCTTCGGCCCAAAATAATAAGATACCGGCAGCCTTGGTGCTGCCATTGCATCGATCAGTTTCAAACGCTCAGCCAGGCTGTCATATTCCACACCTGCAGAGTCTGTATGACAGTCCGTCACCTCTTTCAGGATTGCCTCGTGCGCCCGCAAAAGCTGTGGTAGGGATGCCTCTCCGGCTCTGGCATTGATGATTTCCTGCTCCAGAATCCGCAGACAGTCATGCTCAGAAACATATTTCCATCCAAGATCTTTGACAGCTGTTGTTTCATACGCATACACATAAAACTCACTGTCCTGTGCAGCAGCTTTTTCCCTGCGGATACAGAAATAGAGTTTTCTGGATGCCGTGTACTTCGTCACAAACTCTTCCCAGCGGCTTTCGGAAAAATCCAGATCAAACGCTGCCAGATAGCCGTTTTCCTCATTCAGCTTTACTGCACTGAGGGGCACACAGCCAACTTTTCCATTATCACTGCCCCATGCATTCGGGGAGTTCGTAATGATAGCCTGTCCTTCATACGGCACCTGATTACTCAGAATAACGATCCGGAACGACTTTTCTTTGCACTCTTCATAGGAACCGAAGAAACCAAGAAAGGTTCCCGTGTAACCAGAAACATGATGAACCAGGCAGTGAACAGCTGCACCTTCTATACTATTCTGAACAGTATTCTCATTCCGGTATGCAGTTCCCATTTCTGCTGGAACAATTTTTCTTGCCAAACCTGCCGTAATGCTGCGGATGGCTTCCCCGGCACTCGGATAGGTAGTTCCTTCGCTGTCCACTCTGGTATCCACCAGTTCTGCGGCATAGTCCGCCTTGCTGTCCGTGGATGCCGTCACATTTGCATCCAGACGTTTATTCATCTGGGCAACTGCCGCATCCATGCTGTTCTGTGTGTCTTTCATGGCAGACGTTGCAGCAGTTACCTTTTCACCCATCCGGTTCTCTGTTTCTGAGAGTTCCTCTGCCATTTTCTGATGGGTCTGCGAAAGTTCCTCACTCATTGCTGACTTCGTATTGGCAAGGTCTGTGTGCATTCCTTCCACATCTTCTGCCACATCCGTTTCAAGACGGTGCATCTGGGCATTGAAATGACTGCACCTTGCCCAGTAGTGCTCGTTTGTGAGCAGCGTACCGGCGGGAACATCATACCGGCTGATATAGCCATCCCCCGTTTCCGGGTCAAGAACGATCATCAGCGGTTCATAACTTCTCGCCTTGTCCCAGTCTCCCTCATGCCGGGGAATGACTCTCTTTCCAAGAAATTCTCCCATTGTATCTCCTTCCTGCCGGATCTCCGGCATCATTGTTCTTTTTCTTCTCCATACTGGATGACCAGTTGTGATTCTTCATCCAAAGAAAACACCAGACCCAGATCATCCCAGGACTGAAAATTCAGATAGCCGTTTCCGTCAATGGAGCTGTTGACCATCTTGTCATACACATCTTCTGCCACCTTTTCCATCGTGCTGGAATAGGAACCTTTCATCAGCCCCAGTTCATCGTCCGACTCCATGACGAGATATCCATCCTCGGAAATATAGAATCCCTGAATGCCCGCCACCGTTGCATCCACGCATTGCTTATAGGTCAGCGTTGCAATCTTCCGGTTCGTGATCGCCGCCCGTGCCACGTTCAACGTCAGGTTGAACATTCCCAGCACATCCCCCTCATCAGAAAGAAGGTAAATGTCGATGGGAAAACGACCATATACTTCCGTCATAAAAGAAGTGACGGTCAGGATGATCGTACCGGAATCCACAAACACAAGCTCCGGTCTGGATTCGCTGGAATACTGGAACACCGCTCCATCTGGCCTTGTACCCGAATAACTGACGATGGTACCTTCCTGCACAACATATTCCACCGAATTCTGATATAGTCGGCATCTGACTTTTCGTGCCTGATTGTCAAACTGTTTGACTGGGATCTGGACAGGGATCAGATTTTCCGTGAAAGACAGTTCAATCTCCTGAAAGATCCGGACTGGTTTCACTGTTGTTACTGCCGTCTCCTGTGCTTCCTGTGTCTGTATTTCCACTATTTGTTTCCTCCTTACTGCCATCGCTTTCGCCTCCTCCCTACCCGGTGTTGTCCGGTTCTTCTGGCTCTACTGGTTTCTCTGGTTCTTTTGGGTCTTCTGGCTCATATCCAACAGTTCGCCAGTTTTCTCCATCCCACAGTTTCAGCCGCAGATTCTTCTTATCGACCCACAATGCATCGTTTCCCGGCTCCTCTGGTGCGGTTTCCGATACTGGGATACTCGGCTGATACTTTTTATCCAGTTCTTTTTCGACATCTTCCGACAACTTCTTTGCCACGCTGTATCTCTCATCCAATTCCTTTTGCAGTGCTTCCGAAAGTGTCGTGACATTTCCATACCGGCTGTCCAATTCCTCAGCCAGTTCTTTGGATAACTTCTTTGCAGTTTCATACCGCTGATCCAGCTGCTCTTGGAGTTCGGAAGAAAGCGCTGTTGCCGTCTTATACCGATCATCCAGTTCTTTCAGCAATTCCTCGGAAAGCTCCGTAGCTTTCTTGTAGCGGTCATCCAGTTCCTTGAGGGTCTGTTCCAGCAGGATTGCTGTCTTGACTGCGGTGTCATCCGACTCCCAGCCATAACCCCACGTCTTACCGCCATCCGTGGATACAAACAACCCGGCAGAGCTGTTCTTCCATGCGACCGTTGACTGTTTCAAAGCTGCCGCATTGAATGCATACCGGACCGTATTGCCTTTGCTGTCCGTCTCATTCTTATAATGAAGGCCAAACAGTGCGGCAAAAAGCGCACCGTCATAAATGATGGATGCTGTGATTCCACCGACCTGCTCCCCCACTGCTGTCTCCGCACGGACCGCTGTATCGTAGGCAATCGTTGCTGTATTCCGGATGCTGTTGAGTGAACCGGTCAGGGAGGAATTCCGGCTGCTGACCGTGGAGTTTGAGAGCGTGATGCTGTTATAGCGTTCCAGCAGCGCATCATACTCGGTCTCGGTAACTTTGGAACTGACTTCGATACCCAGCTTTGAGATAAACACATGGACCGTATCGCAAAGGGAGACACGCTCTGCTTCCACGATGTCCTCATACCCCGGCGTATTCCAGAGCTGTAAAAAGTCGATCTTGATGTCGATTTCCGGCTCCGTTAAGTCCGTGGTGTCGATATAGTTCTGTGCGTATTCCCGAAGTGCCGCTTCACTCGGCTTTTCCTGAAAATTGCTGGTACAATCCAGCACGGTGATCTTCTGGTAGGGGATCGACCGTTTGCTTTGCAGCACCACCTTCTCCGGCAGTTCCATGACTGCCTGCGTTTCGTTGTCTACCCAGTACGGATGCACCCCTGTGATCGTGTTCTCGATGGACTTTTCCATCTTGAAATCCGTCAGGTTCTTACCGTAGATGATGTGAACGTTATGGTCGGCACCTCTGGCCTTATGGAACTTGACCGTATACCGGTCCCACTCGAACTCACCGCCAAAAACATCCAGAACTGACCCGGCCATACCTCCAAGGCAGTTTCGGAAGGAGGATGGAACTCCCAACGTAAAGATTGCACTGGATTCCACATCCGCCCAGACATTAAACGGACAGTCAGAAGCCGCGTGGCTTTTCATCCCCTGCATTGCCCCGACACAGCCGGTCACTGAAAACGGCGATACCGTGATAAAATTGAGCTGGTAGGAAATATGCCGTGCCTGCACTTCCAGCTTGCCATCAATCGGAGTCGTAATCTTGTAGATTCGGAACGGCTGAGACTGCATGGTATCGGATGGCTTGGCAAGGATGATATTCCCTTCCTCCAGCATTTCCGCATGAATGCCATCTGCCGGACAGACGAGCTTCAGCTCATAGCTTCCGTTTCTCTTTTCCGTTACAGTACAGGACTGTGCATCTGCCAACTTTCCGATGCCGTTATGGTCAAATTTCATTTCCCTGGAATCATATAAACATGGAATCACCGGCCTCACCTCCTGTCACAGTGTCCACCAGCGAGGAGTCACCTCCACCGCCGTGATACCACCCGTCCATGTGATCGTGGTCTTTCCCTCCAGCAATTCCGGGAAGTCCTCTGAAAGGATGGTCTCGTTGCAGAACCCAGCGGCATTATAAGCATTGTGCGTTTCACAGTTGAGCAGCACGTAATCCTTGATGCTGTGGATGGTGATCTTCTCTTCACCCACATACAGTTCGCCGCCAGAATCTCCGTAGACCTTGAAGATGGGCTGTGCCGGAAAAGCGAAGGGATTCTTTAAGGTCGACCTGCCATCCAGCCGGATCACCCTCTGCCCATCCACGCTCCAACGCTGGGGCTTACAATTGAAGGTAAGTTCCATCTCAGCGGCTTTCTGGGCGGTGATATCAAATTCCAGGGCATCTTTGCAGACTGCCATCCGGAAGAAATCCGGGTCATAGGTGTCCTGCAACTTCTGGTAGCCAATCGGAGATAACAGCCATGCCTTGACCGCAGCTGTCTTGGCTGGCAGACCATTGAAGAAAAATGCCTTGTACTTGATATCCACGTTCTGATATCTGCGCCTGCCTGTCCTTGCATTCTCGGTGATGATGTCCCCGTTCCTGCCGGGCACAGAGGTACTCTCCACATCCGCTGCCGGGGAATCATACACACCGGGTCCAGACAAATATAAAAGGAAGTCTTTGCTGGACTTCCCGGCAAAGGACAGATACTGTCTGGCGTATCTGCCTTTTAACTGAAACTGTGATACTGTCTGTTTTGGGGTGTTATAGCCCATACGCATCTCCTCCTTTACTTGAAGACTGAATCATCCTCGTGGATCATGCCGTTGATCTTATCGGCAACGGTCTGTGCCAGTTCATCATCGTTCCGGGCGTTATAGCCATTGACCGTGATATACACACCGCCAAGGTTGGTCGTCCGGGTGGTACCGCCTCCGGCCAGAGCTGTCCGCGGGAAGTTCCAGCCAGAGCCATCGAAGTGCGGCAGGGTCAGTTCCGGCAGACTGAAAGAGCTGATGCCCTCCATGCCCTGCTGTACCTTTGCTGCCATCGACTTGATCTGGCTGATCAGACTGCCTTCTCCTTTCTTGATGCCGCCGGAAAGCAGCTTCATGAAGTCCGGCATATAGGTGTCCGCATCTGCCAGAGGTCCTTCATCCGGTACCGAGAAGTGCAGGAACGAGCGGATACCGCTTGCCACACTCTTGACCGCATTGCCGACCCAGCTGACGCCCTTTTTGATACCTCCGGCGATACCGCCAACGATGTCTTTGCCCAAGCTAACCGCCGAGGAAGCCACATTCTTGATACTGCCCCAGATGGACGATGCCACATTGCCGATGGCAGATGCCGCATTGGAGATTCCGTTCTTGATGGCATTGACACCGTTCGTGAATACAGAAGTGACCTTGTTCCAAATATTCGTCACATCCTCCCGGAAGCCATCGCAGTTTTTCCAGAGAGCGGTCAGTCCAAGACCGATGCCGCCAACGGCTGCCACTGCGATACCTGCAGGACCTGCCAAGCCAGCAAGTGCTGTGCCTGCGGATGCGAGGAAACCACCTGCGGAACTTGCTACCCCTGCAAGGGCTGTACCTGCACCAGCAGCCAGACCGGATACGGTCGTACCCACAGAACCGAGCAGACCGGAAAGCGTTGTGCCGACCGTCCCGGCAATACCGCCCAGCGAAGAACCGATAGACGATACGATACCGGAAAGGCTGCCGCCTAAGCCGCCGATCTTCGACACTACACCGGAAAGCAGCCCGCCCAGATTCGACAGAATTCTCCCACTGCTGGAGCCAAGGCTTCCCAGCTTCGAGACAATACCGGAGATTCCTTCTCCCAGACCGCCCATTTTGGAGGTCAGCCCAGAGATCAGGTTGCCAAACTTTGACACGATCTGCCCGCCATCTGCACTGCCGATCTTCGACAGGAAACTGCCGATCTTCGACAGCAGACCACCACCGTTCTCTGTACCGAGGACATTACCGAGGTTCTGCATGGTATTACCGAGGTTTCCGATGGTGTTCTTCATGGAGCCGAGCTTGTCCACAAGGCCGGTGACTGTATTGACCGTATCACCAACCTTGCTGATGCCGTTGCCCAGACTCTTTAGGAAATCCGAGTTGAAGGTATCGCCAAGGCTGCGGATCGCATTCCCAAGGGAACTGGTCTGAGAACTCAGCTCTCCAATGGAATCCTTCATATCCGCAAAGCCCTGCTTCACCTCATCGCTCATGCCGCCGACTGCAGTTTTGGTGATGCCCTGCAGGTCTGTCCAGAGTTGCTGGAACTGTGTTTTCAGCCCGGAAAGCCCGGACATCAGCTGGGACTGGATACCGCCGCCCACATCCCTTGCAGCACTGCCGATACCGCTCTGGCTTCTCTTGATCGTGGTGGCAAAACTGCCAACCACAGAATCCATCCAGTCACCCAGAGAATCTACCGGGGTTGTCAGGTTGCTGCTCATAGACCCGGCAAGCCCCTGCACAGCCTTCACTACCGACTTGACATTTTTCTTAATGCCGGTCGCCAGCAGCTTCATGAAGTCCGGCATATAGGTGTCTGCATCGGACAGAGGTCCTTCGTCCGGCACGGAGAAATGCAGCAGACTTCTGACCCTGCTTGCGACATTTTCTGCCGCTGCGATCACGGAACCGGCCGCTGCCCGGACACCTGCCGCCATCTGGGAACAGATATCTGCGCCCCAGTGGTATGCCGAAGAAGCAATCGAACCGAGCGAGTTAAAGCTGCTCCTGATACTTGCAACACCAGAAGAAACCGTGCTGCGCAGACCGGACATTGCCGAAGACACCGTGGACTTGATGCTGTTGAAAGCAGAGGTCGTGGTAGATTTCAGTGTGTTCCAGCCGCTTGTAACCGCACTGCGGACAGCCGTGACAGAAGAAGTCGTAAGAGACTTGATACTGTTCCACGCCGTCGTAATGACCGTCTTGATACCATTCCAGCTAGTGTTCGTCAGAGTTTTCACTGCGTTCCATGCGCTTGCCATGGACGATTTTACAGAAGCAGTCGCCGAAATAGTCAGAGACTTGATTCCGTTCCATGCTGTGTTGATAACGCTCTTGATGCCGTTCCAGCTGGTCGTTGTCAGCGACTTCACGGCATTCCATGCACTGGTCATGGAAGATTTGACCGCCGCTGTTGCAGAGGTCACATTGGATTTCACCGCAGAGAAGCTGTTCTGGATAGTGGTCTTGATACTGTTCCAGGTGCTTGTGGTACTGGTCGTAATGGAGTTCCATGCGGATCTCATCGCGGCACTTACACCTGCCGTTCCGGTTTTCACCGTCTGGCTGATGGCTGCCCAGCTCTTACTGTATGCCTGCTCCACACCCCTCATGGAGTTGGTGATGGAAGTAGACAGCGTGGTGGACAGGTTCTCTGCCGCCGCAGTCACAAGGCTGGTGTTGGTCGTGATACCGTTTGCCAGTCCCTGCATGAAGTCCGGCATCCAGCTTTCCATATCAGCCAACGGTCCTTCATCCGGCACGGAGAAGTGCAGAAAGGAACGGATACGGTCCGCCACTCCCGATACGGCACTTGCCACATCCTGAATCCTCGACTGGATACCCGACACAATGTTGCCGATCATGTCCGAACCCCACGAAAATGCTTGTCCAGCCAGACCCTTGATAAAGGAAACTGCGCTGTTAAAGCCATTCGTGATGGTGGACTTGATACCGGAGATCGTAGAAGAAATCCCGGATTTCATGGAGTTAAAGGCTGTGGTCGCCGCACTTTTGATGCTGTTACTGAGGGACGATACTGTGGATTTCATGGCATTCCAGCCGGAAGAAACCACCGATTTGATGCCATTTACCACACCGGAGATCTTGCTGCTGATGGCAGTCCAGATAGAAGAAACCGTGGACCGGATCGCAGAAAGGACAGTCGAAATGACCGTCTTGATCGCATTCCATGCCGTGCTCATCCGGGTCTGAATGCCAGTCAGCAGCGGAGACAGGAACGATACAATGGCATTCCATACAGTCGTCACTGAAGTCTGGATTGCAGTCAGTACAGTAGAGATAGCCGTCTTGATTGCCGACCAAACCGTAGAGAAAGTCGTCTGCAATCCAGTCAGCAGCGGAGTCATAAAAGCAACGATGGCGTTCCAGATGGAAGTGATCTTCGTCTGGATCGCAGTCAGTGCTGCACTAATCAGAATCTGGATTGCCTGACAGATAGTCTCAAACAGATATTTGAACGCATCCAACAGAGGTTTCATGGTGTTGTAGATGCCATTCCACACCGAAGTGATGGTCGTGCTGATGGAGTTCATGACCGTAGAGATTGCGGTCGAGATTGCCGTCCACACAGTTGTCACCGTGGTATGGATCGTATTCAGCACGGAAGAAACTGCTGTGGAAATCGCAGTCCAGATGGTGCTGAAGGTCGTCTGGATACTCGTAAGGACAGTCGTAAAGAAACTCGAAACTGCTGTAAATACAGTCGTTGCCACACTCTGGATAGCGGAAACTGTGTTTGAAAAGAAGCTGCTGATTCCGCTCCACACGGTCTCGAAGAAGCTCTTGATACTGCCCCAGACCGTCTGCCAGTCTGTCCCGAACAGACCTAGGAACACATCCAGTGCGCTCTTTAGTGCGGTAAGCGTAGTGGTAAATACGGACTTTACACCTTCCCAGATGCTGGAGAAGATGCCTTTCACTGCTTCCCATGCGCCGCTCCAGTTGCCAGAGAACACATTGGAAAAGACATCGAACAGTCCCAGTAAGGTATCCAGAACCACACCGAGGATGGTCGAAATATTCTGGAATGCTCCCTCAAACAGCGGAGCAAGCACCTGACAGAATCCATCCCAGACTGCTTTCAGTACCTCGGTGACATCCTTAAAATCAAAGCCCAGCCCATTGATCCGCTGTGTCAGCTGGTCACAGAAACCTTTCACCTTGGAAACAATGTCGTTCCAGATGCCGGTAATGGCAGTACGGAATTCTTCATTTGTGTTCCAAAGGTTCATGAATGCTGCTACCAGCGTACCGATGACCGCCACCACTGCTACGACCGGCCCGGACAGACCGCCCAGAACCACCCCAAGCTTGCTGAACACACCACTGGCACTACCCACATGGGTGATAAGAAGCCGGACACCCTTTGCAAGAGAACTGAACCCCCGCATCGCTGTGCCGACGGTCGATATGGTCTTGCCCAGCACAATGAGCAGCGGACCAATGGATGCTGCCAGGAGTCCGATCTTGATGATCGTTTCCCTGGTACTTTCATCCATGCTGTTCAGTTTATCCACGAACTGCTGCACGGCAGATACAATCTTGCGGATGGTCGGCATCAGGATATCGCCAAAAGAAATAGCCAGCTCTTCCAGCTGAGATTTCAGGATGGTGAGCTGACCATTTAAGTTGTCCTGCATGGTCTCTGCCATGCTCTCGGATGCGCCGTCACAGTTTTCAATGGCACCACGCAGTTTGTTGATATCCGTCTCGCTGGAATTCATCAGGGCAAGGAAGCCGGACATGGCATTCTTGCCGACCAGTGCCTCTGCGTTGGCTGCTTTCTCAGATTCCGACAGCCCGGAAAATGCCACACGGCAGTCCGCAAGGATGTCGTTCAGGCTTCTCATGCTGCCATCTGCGTTGCTGGTCGCAATCGTGACCTCACCGATGTTTTTACCCACAAAGGTCACTTCACCGGAAAGGTTGTTCATGATGGTACGAAGGGACGTACCTGCCTGCGAAGCCTTGATACCACTGTTTGCCATCAGACCGATGGCTTCTGCGGTATCCTCTGCCGAGAACCCCAGTGCACCGGCGATAGGTGCGCAGTACTTGAACGTCTCGCCCATCATGGAGACATTGGTATTCGCATTGGAAGAAGCGGCTGCAAGGATATCTGCAAAATGCCCGGAATCTGCCGCAGACAAACCGAAAGCTGTGAGGGCATCCGTAACGATATCCGAAGTCGTGGCGAGGTCTTCACCGGATGCCGCCGCGAGGTTCATGATACCCTCGATGCCGTTCAGCATGTCAGAAGTCTTCCATCCGGCCATGGCCATGTATTCCATCGCCGAAGCTGCCTCGGATGCAGAGAACTTGGTCTTCGCACCCATTTCACGGGCTTTCGCACGGAGCTGGTCAAAGTCATCCCCGGTCGCACCGGAAATGGCAGAGACCTTACTCATTTCGGAATCGAAATCAGCTGCGGTCTTCACCGCGGCAGTGCCAAGACCCGTTACGGCGGCAGTTACCGGCAGGAACTTCTTGCCGACATTTTCCACAGAAGATCCGATGTTCTGGAGCTTTTCTCCGGCTTCATCGATCTTGGCAAGCGTCGCATTTGTAGTGGCCGCCTGGTCCTGTAAGGATCGCAGATTCTGTTCAGTCTCCACGATCTCACGCTGGAGGGCATCATACTGCTGCTGGGTGATCTCACCGTTGGCAAGCTGCTCATTGGCCTGCTGAGCCGCAGTCTTCAGCGTTGCCAGCTTTTCCTTGGTAGCTTCAATGGCATCCTTCAGCATCTTCTGCTTCTGAACGACCAGTTCTGTATTGGAAGGGTCCAGTTTCAGGAGTTTGTTGACATCCTTCAGTCCGGACTGCGTCCCCTTGATTGACTTGTTTACACTTTCCAGTGCTTTGGAGAGCTTGGTGGTATCGCCGCCGATCTCAACGGTGATGCCCTGGATTCTGGATGCCATGTGGATGACCACCTCCTTTTGGGCATGAAAAAAGCCCGACTTGCTTTGTCACAAGTGGGGCAAAATTAAAATACGAAATGATAAACTTGAAATTTCTAGAGTAATTTCGCTTTAGCAATTTCACAAAAAGCCATTTTCTTGAAATTGCTAAGGCAAAACAGGCCACGAATTTTCATTTTCCGATGATTTTCTACCTATTGGAGGTAATGTCCGAAAAATTGATATAAAAATACCCCTGTCAGATTTCTCCGACAAGGGTGTATTATCAGTTGTTATTCTTTTCTTTTTTTGCTTTGGCTGCTTTTAGGATATCCACAAGATTATCTCCGTTTAGAACATCCGGATAATCCTCCTGAAACTCCAACAAAATATCCTTATTCTGCATTTCATCTTCACGAATTTTCTCATACAGTGCCGAAAGATCCGGATTCTGGTAAACTGCCTCGATGAAAGTTCTCGATGATTCCGGTAAGTTCTCATACCCCTCATACAATTCATCAGCAGCTCGTTTGATGCTATCTAAACTAATTTCTTTTTTAGCATTCTTTTGCTCAATAAGAATTCCTACAACATCTGACAGATCATTTTTATACTGTCTGCCTGCCATTAACTTCATTACAACCAAATATTCTGCTGATACAGTCCGGATTCTTAAAACATTTGAGAATGTCTTATAATACTGCGAATACTGGATCAATTTAGGCGTATAAGATGCTGTCTTCATGAAGTCTGTGTTTAACCATCCATTTGGAAGGCCCATCCGGTCTCCAACATGGTTAATGGCATCTTTCATAGAGGATGATGCCTGTATAATTGCATCCATATCGTATGTCATCTCACGAAAGCCATAATTGATGAGTACCGCTGCACCACCAATCAAAATAATTTCAGCGGGCATTCGTGATCCATTCATTTTCCTAAATTCTTTTGATAATTCTTTCAGATACCCATCCAAATTATCTTTTGTAAATGGTACTTCAGACAAGGTTTCTTACCTCGCTTTCTACAATATTAAACCTCATAAACTCAGGAATTGCCCTTTTTCTTGCCTCTATTTTTACAGTCTCACTATGCATAACCGCAGCCTGAATCAGCACACTTGAAGGATACACCACCTGTGCCAATTTATGTCTACGGATATCGTTATAATTCGTACACATAGGAAGGTCATTAATCTTCGACAAATAATCAATCATTCCCAGCAAGTACAAAGATTCTGGATACCACATTTTTTTATAAAGACTTCGGATTGTATCATTTTCCAAAGTATTAATAATAAAATCAATATCACCCATATCCTTTACATGGTGGCAAGTGTTGCTTTTGAACGTTTCAAAAGAACTACGGTATTCTGCATTTTGTGCCATTTCCTGCTCATCTGCTTCCAATAAAGCATCAACTGTAACATTCAATGCTTTTGCTATTTTATATAGTGTTCCAGCTGAACATTTTTCCATTGAAGTTTTTCCACTGCAAATGTCCGATATTGTGGCTTGTGCAACACCACTTGTTTTACTCAACTTATACCGACTCATTTTGGCTTCCCTAAGAAGTTCATCAATAATCATGTATCATCAACTCCTTTCTCTTATATTATATCGGCACACCGAAGTATAGTCAAGGATATTTTACAAAAGAACTTCCATATATCTGCGGATCACATTATCAACCCGAAATAGCTTTGCATACTCCATGAGTCGATTCAGGTCCTTGTCTCGTCTGGAAACATATGTCTTCAGAATGGAATTGAAATCCTGTGCTTCAATACTGCTCCGGCTTCTCATCAGGTCACAAATCGTCCGTTCCAGGTCATACATCGGAATCATATTCCCGTCATTGTCTTTCACAATGATCTTTCCGACATCCAGTAATTCTCGTTTTACCGTATATACTTTACAACTTCCATCCGCTGTAAGCCGATGCGCATTGTAACCGCTGTATATGGTAAGTGTGTGGACAAACGGTTCTCTGTCTGTCAGGCCATGATAATAAAAAGCCTCGTCATGTGAAAAAACAGCATTTGCACATCTTTTATGAAGCACATACAGTTCATCTACCCAATCCGATCCCGTTGAATAAACGCCCCGGCTGACCGACTCCAATCCGTTCTCTCGGACATATTTGTAAAACTTAAATTTTGAAATTCCAGATTCTTCCGCAATTTTCGGTGTAATATAATCATAATTTTGAACCAATCTTGTCATCTCATCCACAGAATCACCATCCTTCCGTGCTTATATTGTAATCGAAATAAGCACGGAAGTCGAGCTTTATTCTGTTAAAAGACATCCATGTCATGTTGAGATGCCAGCTCTTTGTACGGATAATCGTCGTTCTGCCGTTCCGTGAACATATCATTGACCAACCCGATGGTCAGCAGATCGAGGTCGGCGATGCTGATACCGAGCTGTACACAGCGCAGCAGAAAGAGCGGGGTGGTCATTTCCCGCTCACTTTTGCGAGGTTTTTTCTGGATTCCACCTCCGTCTGCACATTCAGGCCCCACAGTTCGATCAGCTGGGGCAGGATCTGATAAATGGAGAAGGTGTTGAACTGGTCCAGGAACTCCTCCGGGCTGTCCGGCACATTGGCCGGGTCTGCATGACGGGCCATCAGCCATGCCAGATCCTCGAACATCTCCAGACTGAACAAATCGAGGTTGGAATTGTCCTCCTCATTCTCACCCACACTCTTTTCCAGCTGGCGCAGGTCCTTGTAAATGTCGCGGCCGAACTTGATGCGGTACAGGCGAGGCACAGCGGCACTTGCCTTAAAGGTGACTTCCTTGCCATCGATCTCGATTTTCTTAGTAACTGCCATAATCGTAATCCTCCAAAATTTCATGTAAAATTGGCAGAGCCGAAGCCCTGCCGTATATCGTGTTTCTTACTCTGCCGGGTCAATGCTGACCAGTGCATTACCGCCGCTCACAGTCGGCAGCTTTCCATCCCACTTCTGAACCTTCTGGTAATCGATCAGCGTATCGGACAGGCTTTCTGCCAGTTTGCGGTTTGCTTCTGCCTGTGCGTCTGCGGCAATAGAAGTCTTCTGAGCTTCCGCCTCTGCATTGGTGATTGCCACCTGCTTATCCGCTTCTGCCTTGGCAATGGCAGCTTCATTCTCAATCTTCTGCTTATCCGCGTTCTGCTGTGCAATGGACTTCTGCTGGATGGCTTCGTTATAGGCATCCTCGAAATTCATGTCGTTGATGACGACCTTGTTTACGAACACAACGTCCTCACCATATTTCTGCACAAGGGACTCTGCCAGCTTCTGCTGTGCCAGAGGCTCGATCTTGGTGCGGTTGGTTACCTCATTGGGGCCAAGTTCAGCCATTGCAGACTTGATTGCCGATGCCACCAGCTCGTCACCGACCAGATTCTTGATGTCGGACACATTCGCATACAGCCATGCACTCTTCTCAGGAAGCACCTGATAGGTCACGATGACATCAGCAGCATACACAGGGGTCTTGTCAGAGGCTTCGCCCCAGACCTGTGCTTCGATGTGCTTATCCTGCTGCTTGTTGTTGACCTTGTGAATGCTCTGCACAAAGGGGATGCAGAAGTTGAGCTTGCCACTCTGGATGGTGGTCTCCTGGATCTGGCCGAAGCTGGTCTTCACGCCCGTGTAACCGGTGGGGATGATGTGGAACGAGCAGACAGCCAGTACCAGAACGATGATCACTGCGAACAAAGGAAAAATCTTCTTCATAGTCATATACCTCTTTATAATAATGTAAGCAGAGCCGAAGCCCTGCGGTGTGTGTCGGTCACTTAGCCCTGCGGCTCCTCGGTGTGACTGGTGTCTTCGGTGTCCACAGCTTCCGCCTGCGGCTCGTAGACCGCATCGTACCACTTGTTATAGACATCATCCGTGGTGTTAGTACCGGTCTTTGCCTTGACATAACCGTTTGCCAGAGGGGTTGCCTGCAGGTTCAGGGTGTCTGTCTTGACTTCCTTGCTGTCCTCGTTGGTCTCACCCTCGATGGACGGACGGCTTGCTACACAGTTGTACAGCACATGGCGGATGTGACGCTGGTCACCATCGAACTCAAACAGGAAGGCGAAATGTTCCAGTTCCACATTGGCGTTCTCAGCAAGCACGCCGTTACCATCCAGCTCCTCGTGCATGATGTCCGTGAGGAAGCTCTCCGGAATCAGTGCGATCTCCAGATCACCCTCGTAGCCGGAGTTGTTATTCACGACATAATAGGCGATATTGTCCGCATAGAACGGCTCGATCTCACCGTTAGCATCCATAGAAAGACTGACTGCACCGGGGATGCGGACCGGCTTTGCGTAAGTGACGCTGCCATCTTCGTCAAAGGTCGCCTTGGCATAATGGCAGTTTTTCAGGCCAAATTTGACCTTATTGCTTTGCTTCGACATTGGTTATTCCTCCTATCGCCCTGCGGCCGACTTATACGGTCAGCTCATACAGGACTTCATACATCTTTTCGGTTTCGATCCAGACCTCGCTTTTCTCATAATAGAGTTCATGCGAAGTCAGGACTTCTTCAATAGTTGCTTCCATATCCGGGTCTTTGTAATCGGTATACACCTCAATGTCCAGCCGGTTGAAATGGTAGTACACAAGGTTATCCGCACCGAAATTCTCGGCTTTCGGATACAGGAAGCAGATAAACGGTGGATCAGGGCTCTCCCCTTCTGCGAAATGGTCATACGCATAAGGAAGCCCCATCTCCTCCACCAGAGCTTTTACTTCTTCGTGGGTCATTGGTTTCTCCTTACTTTAGTGCCTTTTCGATGAGGGACTGTAGCTGCTCGATACCTGCCTGTTCAGCCGGAGCGATATGCGGTCTTCCTGCCACCCGCCCGCCGCCGCGCTTAGCATGTCCCTTTTCCAGCAGATGTGCCAGCTGGTAGCGGTTCTTGGAATGCACCACCATCTGAATACTCTGGCTGGATTCGGACTGTTTGGTCGCCATCCAGCTTCCTTTGTATGCGCCCGTTCTGGACGGTGCATTGGCAGAGATCTGGTCTTTGACCGTTTTCGCAGATTTGCGGACTGCCTTCTTAACCTCGGTGGAGGCAAGGGTCGCATATTCTTTTAAGCCCTCGTTGATGGCATCTGCCATCTCATCGATGCTGACAGTTCTGCTCATCCGGCTGCCTCCTTTCCAGTCTGCAATGAATCTTCAGGATCTTCTTCTGATAGTTCATCGGGTCAACGGATTCGATATTGTAGAGCTGATCCCGGAAGCGGATGCGGTAACCAGTGGAAGTTAATCCTCTGGTCTCGCTGCACCAGCGAACCGTAAACACCACGCTCTTCTGTTCGGCTGTGACCTCACCTTCTTCTTCCTGTGCCTGATAGGTCGAAACGTAGGCAAAGCAGGTGAAATATTCCTCCCATGTGTTCCGATGGTTTCCGACCTTATCGGTCACGACCGTGCTTTTCTCGATTGTGATCCGCTCATTCAGTTTCTCGATCATCAGAACACCCCCTCCCTCACAGCAAACAGAATGGAACGAAGCGTCAGCATCAGCTGCTTATGGTCAGCTTCGTCCCGGTGCTCATAGAGATACCCCAGTGCATACAGAATCGCCACACGACAGGTGCTGCGCAGGGCTTCCAGTTCCCTTGTGGGCTGTACTCCGTTCTCGGCATCCTGGTCAGCGGCATTGACTGCCTCCCACTGGTCTTCCGAAAGACGGCCAACGTCCTTGCACATCTGCTCCGCAGAAGATAAAAGGATGCCGATCAAGGCATCCTCATCGCTGCTGTCCACGCGGAGATAGGTCTTCGCTTCGTAAAGCGGGATCAGTGCCATAACCGGCTCCTCCTTTCCAGACTTTCTTAGCCCTGCGGTGCCATCTGCAGAAGCTGTACGGCTTCCGGCAGGATCAGCTTGCCATCCACACGCTGGGTGGTCAGGAAACCGACCTGATCAGTACGGGCATACAGCTCGTTCAGACGGCGGAAGGTGCGGTTCTGGCGGTCAGCCACCCAGTAGTAGCTGTAATCGCCAAAGGCCATGACCTTGCTGCCACCCTTGATCTCCGGCATGAAGGCTGAAGTCTTCAGAGGACGGTTCAGCAGGGTATCCGGCTTGCCGATCTCCAGACCCGGCTTCCAGATATAGTTGCCGTTGTTGTCCTTGATGGTCATCAGCTGCAGCACCAGGGCTTCGTTGCAGAGGAACTGTGCCTTCTTGCGGTACGGAGCCTTCAGTGCATAGTAGAGCTTGAAGATCTCATCAAAAGAGACAGCCTCCTTCTGGGCAGCGGTCACACCGACCTTTGCACCACCAGTTTCCGCCAGCAGACCCAGAGGCTTGCCCACACCGTCACCGGTGATAAAGGCACGCTCCTCTGCGTTGCCCATACGCACACCGAAACGGCGGGCAATATAGGTGGCAAGATCGAAAGTAGAATCATTGAGCAGCTCATTGGAGATCTTGATCATAGTGCCCAGCTTGTACGCAGACAGCATGGTCTGGCCGAAAGTGGTATCGCTCTCCGGGATCTCCTCGCCCTCATCGATCCAGCTGGCTTCACCGGTATCCTCTGCGATAGGGATCTTACGGGTGCCGGAGCTGGTGCGGATGACGGTTGCCAGGCCACGGAAGATGTTGTTCTCCTCCAGTGCCTCCACCAGCTTCTTCTCGAACTCATCGGGAACGGTAAAGCCGCCCTCGGTGTCCTCACCTACAGACAGGGCATTGCGGACTTCTCCGTAATGGCCACGGTTGCGGATCATGTTCCAGAAGTTTTCGGCATACTCGGCAGTGGCGGTCGGCTTGACATCCTTCTTGGCACCGTTCTTCGGGTCCGCGTGGACTGGACTGGAAGTCGGTGCGGACAGCTGTGCCTCGATCTGTGCCTGCTGCTCCAGACGCTCGATCTCTGCACCCAGGTCCTTGACCTCCTGTGCCATCTTGTTGTACTGCTCCACGGCCTCAGCCTTTACCAGACCGTTCTCGCCGCGGTTCTTCTCCAGAAAGTCCTTGGTCTGCTCCCAGAGAGTGTTGCGCTTGGTGCGCAGTTCCAGAATCTTACTCATAGTGTTTGTCCTCCATAGATTGATTTGTGGTGATATGAAAAACAGCCTGAATGCACATCACTTCATGCACTCAAGCTGTTTCATCAGGATATTGTAGGGAATGCTGCCATCCTCGGTCTTGCCGTCCATGTCAAGAACAGGCCCCGGATTGGCAGGCGGTTCTGCCGGAGGGGTCGGCTCTGCGGACGGTTTCGGGTCAGCAGGCGGTTCCTTCGGCTCAGTGTGTTTCTGGCCCACATCTTCCGGCTTCACACCCAGACGGTTCAGGACGATTAGATCCATCTGACGACTGGAGAAAAGGTGCCCTGCCGTATCCTTCTGGAACGGCTTCTTTTCTTCGCCCTCGCCCGGTTCACTGTCAGGGTCTTCTTCCGGATTCTCCGGGTCTGCCGGGTCACTGTCCGGCTCCTCCTCTTTCTTTGCAAAGAGGATCTCGTCTGCGAAGCCCAGCTCCACAGCCTTCTTCGCATTCATCCAGGTCTCATTGCTCATGAGGTTGGCAATACGGGCGTGGCTGAGTCCGCTCTTTGCAGCATAGGCATTGATGATGCTCTCCTTGACTTCGGTCAGCACCTCAATGGCTTTTTCCATGTCCTTGGTATTGCCCATCGCAACCGTGCTGGGGTCATGGATCATCAGCATGGCAACAGGGCTCATCTGGACAGTATCACCGGCCATTGCCACAACGGATGCCGCCGAAGCTGCAATCGCATCGATCTTGACCGTGATACTGCCCTTGTAGTCCCTGAGCATGGTATAGATCTCGGCAGCGGCGAACACATTGCCGCCCGGAGAGTTGATCCAGACGGTAACATCCCCCTCACCGGATTCCAGCTCATCCCGGAACATCTGCGGCGTGATCTCATCGCCCCAGAACGATTCCTCATCGATGGGACCTTCCAGCCGGAGGATTCTGGTATCGTCACTGTTTTTGATCCAGTTCCAGAATTTCTTCATCGGGTTCTCCTTCTTTCATTCTTTCGTGGCTTACTCTCACTCAGCCGGTTATCGCTGTCAGATTCTTCTTCCAGGTCTTGTTCCTCTGGCTGTGTCTGTTTGGGCTGATTCTGCTGAACTGCGGCAGCTTTATTCTGCTGTGCCACCCCCGCATCTTTCAGCTTCACATAGCCGCCGTTCAGGTAGTAGTCATCTCCGCCCTCCTCTGCCGGGATGAGATCCATGTTCTCCAGACGATGCACATCATTCGGAGAGAGGAAACCGTTGCTGATGCCGGTCGCATAACCGTTCATCCGGCTCTGGTAATCGCCACGGAGCAGCCCATCCACATTGAATTTCGGGAAGTAGGTATCCTGCTCCTCCTCCAACAGCAGATCCTTGATGATGCCCTGCTCGATGCGGACAAGCCACGGAGTCAGGGAGTGCATCACGAAGTTCAGCGACTGGTATTCAATGTTGGAGAATGTGGCTCTGGACAGATCGGCTACCAGATGCGGAGGCACACGGAAGATGCGGCAGATCTCCGTCACGGAAAACTGCTTCGTTTCCAAAAACTGGCTGTCTTCCGGCGGCAGGGAAATCGGTTTGTAGGCCATGCCCTCTTCCAGCACTGCCACACGATGGGCGTTCGCTGCGCCACCATAAGCCGCTTCCCAGCTATCCCGGATACGGTTCGGGTCTTTCACAACGCCGGGATGTTCCAGCACACCACTGGGCTGTGCGCCGTTCTTGAAGAAAGAAGAACCGTACTTATCCACCGCAATGGAAGTACCGAGGCTGTTCTTCATCATGGCGATCGGTGAGAAACCGATCAGACCATTAAACCCAAGCCCCGGCACATGGAAGATCTCGTCCCGGCGAAAGTAGAGGTCTTTATTCTGCTCTCCCGGAACTTCATCCGTGTAGGCGTGGTAGATATAGTAAAGCTCGCCACTCTCATCTCGGTCGACTTCGACATTTTCCGGTAAAAGCGGATACAGACCCAGTACCGTATTCCTGCCATCCCGGACGATCTGTGCGTAGGCGTTGCCCCAGAGGAGCAGGTGGGTCATCAGTGTTTCCCAGAAGACAAAGGATGTCATCTCCGGGTTGGGCTGGCGATACAGAATCTTATACAGCGGATGATCCCTCGCCTTTTCCTTGTTGCCGTTATCGTCTGTCATCCGGTACAGATGCAGCGGCAGTGCCGCAATGGACTCTGCCAGCAGACGGACACAGGCATACACAGTCGGGATCTGCATGGCGGCTTTCTCATCCACCTGCTCCCCGGCATTGGAGCGACCAAACACAAAGGTCTGCCCGGAATCGCGGACGTTATCCGTGACCTTCGGCAGACCTTCTTTTGGCTGTTCTGTTTTGGGAGAATCCCTTGGGTTCTCAAACCCCATCCATTCCCAGAATCCCATTAAGCCTTATCCCCCTTTTCCAGTTCCGGCAGACCGGCAAGGCTGGTACCGAGGGACGCAACACCTGCCACGATCACTGCACTGCCGACCGCCATCCAGTCCACCGTGCCGCCGGGCATCTGTGTCACAACCAGGGCCGCGCCGGTCTGGAACATTGTCTTTGCAGCACGGATGCCGGCTGCCTTCCACCATTCTGCACTCATCAGATACTTCATTGTGTTTTCCTCCAAATCTTCATATCAAAAAACGATCATGTCACGTTCGTCATAGACGCTTCCCTGCTGCTGTCCTTCGTTTCGGATGCAGCGGTCCAGTGCCATGATCGCAGCGACGATACCATCGATCTTCTCCGGCGATTTTGCCTTTGTCGGCTTGATATTGCCTGCCGGGTCGGTATCCACGACCACATTCCCCGCCATCCATGCCATGACCGGATTGCCGCCGTGGGTAATACGCCCTTCCATCAGGAGCTTGTAGAACTCTTTGGTAGGCGGGCTCATATCTTTAAAGCCCTGACCGAAAGGCACGACCGTAAATCCCATCCCCTCAAGGTTCTGGGTCATCTGCACCGCACCCCATCGGTCAAAGGCAATCTCCAGAATGTGATAGGTCTTGCCCAGCTCCTCAATGACTTTTTCGATAAATCCGTAGTGGATGACATTGCCTTCTGTCGCCATCAGGTAGCCCTGCTGATACCAGACATCATACGGAACGGATGCCCTGTGCACCCGCTGGGGGATCGTATCCTCCGGTATCCAGAAAAACGGAAGCATGATGTACTTCTCCTCTGGAACTCTGGGCGGGAACATCAGCACAAAAGCCGTGATGTCTCCAGTGCTGGACAAGTCCAGTCCTCCATAACAGTCACGGCCTTTGAGGGCTTCCATATCGATTGGCTGATTGCCGAGGTCATAGATGTGTTCCGGGATAAACCGGGTCAGCGAGGACACCCACATGTTCAGACGAAGCTGCTTGAACACATTCTCCTCTGCCGGGTTATCCAGTGCTTCCTGATATGCATCCCGGACACGCTGGATCTGAATGGTCTGCCCCAATGAGGGATTTGCCTTATACCAGTTGGCTTCATCATGCCAGTCATCCTCATCTGTCAGTCCATAGACCACAGGATAAAAGGTGTGGTCGATCTTACGTCCAGCCAGCAGGTCAAGGGCTTTCATGTGGAGCTCGTAGCAGATGCTCTCCTTATCCGTACCGGCCGTGGTGATCAGGAAGAACAACGGCTGCTCACGGGCATCACCGGAACCTTTGGTAAGGACATCGTAGAGTTTTCGGTTTGGCTGAGCATGAACCTCATCCAGCACCAGACCTGACACGTTCAGACCGTGCTTCGTACCAACTTCGGCAGACAGAACCTGATAAAATCCTGCGTTCCCGTAGTTCACGATGCGCTTGGTGGCTGCCATGATCTTGCACCGTTTCAAAAGTGCCGGGGTCATCTGCACCATCTGGTGGGCAACATCAAAAACAATGGATGCCTGCTGGCGGTCAGCCGCCGCACCATAGACTTCGGCAGATGGCTCATTATCGGCAAAAAGCAGATACAAGGCCACCGCAGCGGCAAGTTCGGACTTGCCGTTCTTCTTACCTATTTCGACATAAGCCGTGCGAAACTGACGGTTTCCCTTTTCATCCACGATGCCGAACACATCCCGGATGATCTGCTCCTGCCAAGGAAGCAGCCAGAACCGCTTGCCCGCCCACTTGCCTTTGGTATGACGCAGGTTTTCGATAAAAGTCACTGCCCGGTCTGCTTTTGCGGCATCGTAATGGCAGGTCGGAAGCATGAACCGGCTGGGTTTGTAGTCCTTCAGTTTCGGATAGTTTTGGGGTCTGCACTCTGCCATCAGCTTCCACCTCCTCCCAGCAGATTCTCCATCTCATCAGCTGCATCCGCAGGACCGCCGTCCGAAGCAATGATCCGGCTTCGGGAGGACGGGGTCAGACCGAACTGCTCTGCAAACTTGTTCATGATCTTCAGATAGGTCTGGGCGATGGAAACCTGCGGCACCTGCTGCCAGTACCCAGATGGGGTCTTGACAATGGTGCCGTGCTGGGTGATAAATTCCTCAGCCTCTTTCCATCGGGCATACGCCTGACAGTAACCAGCGAAAGCAGCCATATCCACTTCGGTCAGGATGCCGATGGCTTCCATCTGTTTGGCAAGTCTACGCCACTCTTTCTTTGCTTCCGGCTCCAGCCACTTCGGACAGGCCGGTGCTTTCTTATTGGGCTTCGGTTCGCTGGTGTTCAGCGGATGCTTGCCCGGATTACCTTCCAGTTCCTTCATGGCGGTCGGCTTTGGTTTTCTGCCTCTGGTAGCCATTGGCATCTCCTCCTTTCTGCAAAAATGGGTAAAGAAAAAGGACCTCCAAAGAAGTCCTCGAAATATCATTTTCCTAAACAGGAAACTTTTCTGTATAACTAACAAATTGTTTCCTATTTCGGCAACTTTATATAAAACACATCGGATACGAGGCACAGCCCCTTTTCGGGTCGTGTACCTTTTGGGTGTTGTTAGGCGTTGGGGTTAGCTTCCTTCCAAGCCGCGTATTCATCGACTAGCTCTGCTTCTTCGATGACCTGCCAAACGCTGCAGAATCGAATCCTCTGCTTTTCGATTTCCTCTGCCGTCCAGTCTTCCGGTTTGCGGCTCATGTCGTGGTAGGCATCCATCTCCGCTTTCGTCCGGAAGAAAAGGATCTGCTTCAGCTTCAGCGTTTCCTCATTGTTCCGCAGGCTGTACCGCTTATCCTCTGCCGCCCTACAAAGGCTTCCGAGGTCGCTGCAGCTGATGGTCATATCCTGCTTGAAGGCAATCTCGACGCTGATCAGTTTCTTCTCGGTGTCGGCTTCCTGAATGTTCTTAAGGTAGGTTTTTGCTTTGTTCGTCATGGTCTGTATCCTCCGTGTGTTTTGTTTTCCGTAGGGCTTTCCCCTTCGTTGTGACTGTATATTACCGTCACCGTCCGCATATAGCAAGCGGCTATGCTGCACGATCATACACACCTCTTTTTGTCGGATTTATGTGTATTTCCACACGGAAAATCCACGAGCAAAAGCCTCCGCATGGGAGGCTCTGCCCTCAATCTTTAGTGTGCGTTTTTGATGCACCACTCGATTGCCTGTCCTGCGTCCGTGTAGGTTTTATCGGAAACCTTCAGAAGTTCCAGTCGGCATTCGATGGGTGACCAGCCTTCCTCTGGGTCTTCGACAAATCCGTAAACTGCACCCTCCAGCATCCCGTTCCAGTTCATCTTGGCAACCAGAACTCGGTCTTTGTACTGCATGATGGCATCGTAGCAAGGTCTCAAGGTTTCGTAGAAGCTCTCGATGCTAATGTTGTTTTCCGGGAAGTCAATCAAATTCTTTTTCATGGTGGTGTCCTCCGTGTGTTTTGTTTTCCGTGGGGTCTTTTCCCTTTCGGTATGTGCATATTACCGTCAGGTGCAGAGGATAGCAAGCAGCTATACTACACAATCATCTTCCCGGAATACCGGGCAAAATGTACATTACTCTGCATCTTCGGCATCCTGCTCCATGAGGTCTACGATGGTATCGTAGAAGAATTGCGGGTCGTAGGCCAGCGACTCCCGGCCGGCTTCCTTATCCATCCTGATCTGGTCTGCTACCATGTCCTCGGCATCCTCCAGCGTGAAGGCATCCTTATCGCTGTCATCCATGTGATTATAGATTTCCACAATGATGTCCATCATACGCTCTTCCATGTGCTTATCCTCCCGGCGGCATCCACGCCGCCACATCTGCCTCACTGTAGGGCGTTCTCGGTTCCTTCGGATCGTTTTGCCACCTGTGGCACAAGCCCCTGTGTGGGGCTGTGTCGGGGGCTGTCGGTTTATCTGGTCATCCGTCCCAACAGGTAGGCTTCTTCCATTGCTTTCTGGATGCCCCAGATCGGAACCTCGATAAAGTCCTCGCTGTCATTGTCGCGGGCTTCAAGGTCGCCCCGGCTGTCTACCGCCGCCATCAGGCGCTTGGCGATCTCCAGCAGGGCTTTTTCCACTTCCTTGGTGATGTTCTTCTTCATGGTGCTTTCCTCCGTTTTTTTTGGTTTTCCGTTTCGGTATGTGCATATTACCGTCTATGTCACACACTATCAAGCGGCTATACTACACAAAGATAGCCGTCCGGAACTGTGCGTATTACGGCAGGAGAAAAGGGCCGCCGTTTCCGGCAAGCCCCACGTGTTTCTCAGGCTTAGTAGTCTTCTTCGTCCTCGTAATCTTCCTCTTCATCCCAGCTGTCATCCTGGTCTTCTTCCTCATCCTTGAAGTCCCACATATCTTCGGTCGGCTGGTTTCTAAGGTCTGGGTTCTGCTCGACATAGTCGGCAACTGCTCCGCAAAGGATGTCCAGAACCTTTTCGTAGGCTTCCTCGCTGTAGACCGCCCAAGCATCTGCAGTTAGCTTTGCGATTTTGTCGTTTCCCTTAGCTCCAAGGAACCGCCCTGCAGGGTTGCAGGTTTCCTTACCGTAGCCGATGCCTAGCTGGTCGCCGTCGTTGTAAAAGCGGTATCCGATGCGGCTCATTGCCCTTACCAGCTCTCCTGCGAGGCTGTCTGCCTTACCCGTCTCTGGTACCAGTTCCTTGAAAAGTTTATTGATGCGGTCTTCGTTCTTCGTCATTGTCATATCCTCCGTTTTTATTGTTTTCCCCTTTCGGTGACTGTATATTACCGTCACTCTGGGGCACTATCAAGCGGCTAAACTACACGATCATCAAACTCTGTAATTGTCATATTTATGTGCTTTTCATGCCATTTTTCGGAAGACCGACACGAGCAAAAGGCTGGTCATTTCCAGCCCCTTGCGCCTGTCGGTCTTGCCTTTAGCGGATGACTTCGAGGTAGCTTACGTTGCCCCAGCAGTCCGTTCCCTTGAAGCGGATTCGCTTGTCGTTCTCCCTGTCGAGGGTGAACTTCCGCAGGAGCTTCATCTTCTGGATGCGGTTCAGAAGGTCTTTGCCGTTCTTCGCATCTTCAACGGCATCCCTGATTTCGACCACCGTGCTGTCGCTTCCGTACCAAAGGTTGCTGAGTGCCTCTGAGATTCCGTTCGCAAGGTAAAGGTTGATTTTTGTGTAGGTCATTGTATTTTCCTCCTCTCAGAATGTTATCATTTCCAGAATCTCATCCATGCCTGTCTCCCAGTCGTGGCGGCCAAGTTCGATTTTGCTGTACATCTCTGCGCTGTCCGGCTCATCGAAAAGCCGGAAGCATTCTCTTGCCAGCTCCTCGCTGGTGTGCTGCTGGATTTCATCCGGCTGTCCATCCAGCCGTGTAAATGTGATCTCGTAAGTGTAGCGTTCCATGTTCTTTGCCCCTTTCGTTTTGGTAGCTGTATATTACCGTCACTGCCGGATACTATCAAGCGGCTAAAGTACACGATCATCTGCACCCTGATCTAGTGGATTTATGTGTTTATCTGGGGAGGTTTCCCTCCCCGTTTTCTTAGCTGAACATCTCTGCCGTGTCATCATCGATCCAAAGGTGCATGCCGTCTGCTTCCATGATCGCGTGGTCTTCATGAACCTCGGTGATAATCCCTTCCCGGCTTCCGCTTCCGTCGAATTCGTCCCAGTGCCATGTTGTCTTTCTTCCCTTTTTCCATGTTCTCCAATCAGCCATTCTGCTGTCCTCCTTTGCTTTTTGTAGCTGTATATTACCGTCACTGCCCTGTGATAGCAAGGCCATAAAACGTCATATTATCAACGATCTTCACCCTTCATGTTTGGTACATATATGACCCCTGATTGACTTGCTATATATGTGTTTCTGCGGCATTATACACACAACGAAAGCAAAGAAAACCAAACCAAAACGGAGGACAAAAAACCATGAAAAAGACCATTACAGAAGTTGAAACCGCAATCGAAAACCGCATCGCAGAGCTTGAAGAAGAATACGAGCTGGACATTTACGACCGCAACGACATCCGGGAAGAAGAATACCAAAAAGCCGGATGGCGGCACGACCCTTTCCCAGAGGAGCTTGAGGAAGAGGACGAAGAAGAGGAAGAGGATTGGCACTACCACAGCATGGAGGAGCGACTGAACGAGGTCGGCATGAGCATGAGGGATTTCTTCTAAGGAATCCCCCAGAGGCTCCCCAGCAGAGGCTGGGGCTCTGCCTCGTATCTCCCATTTTGGTTTGGTATGATACACAAAACCGCTGCCAGATGTTTGTTTACATTATGGCGGCGGTTCTTCTTGCTATCGTTGCTTTATAGAGGTAACATACAGTAAACTGGAAGGGGGTTCTCATTCTTTTGAGGCCCCCATTTTCCGTCTAATCGGCTTCGCCCTGCATTGCCTGATGCATCACCCTGCGGTTATACGCTCTGGCTTTCTTTTTCAGGTCCCTTTTCCATCTGCGGATGGTTACTGCCTTGCAGTGATTTCTCGACCATTCGTATTCATCCAGAATGTATCTGCCGCCGTGTTCCCTCTCGCCATAAGCCGGCATCTTTCTGTGTCCCATAGGCTCCTCCTGTTAAACAAAGCCCTCCCGGTCTTTTCTGGCCGAGAGGGTATTTTTCTGATTGTAGTATCTTATTCCGGCTTCGTTCCGTCATCCATCTGGATGACTGCCCTCTGCCCGAACATGCTGACGAATGCCTCCGGCACCCAGAATCGTTCCCTGAATTTCCGGATGAGGTCCTGGGGCAGCTCTGCGAAATCTTCCTCTCCCAGTCCGCAGATGAAGAAGTTTCCCTTGATGGGCTGCTCCAGCTCCGGGATGTATCTGCTGAATGGCTTCTCGGTGAACAGCCCGTTGTCATCGGTGACCAGGGCGGCGCATTCTTCCCACGGGTATGTGGCTGTGATGCAGTCGCAGTCGAGGATGCGATAGAACTCTTTCAGGGAGTTTTCAATGTCCACCACCTGCGGATGCTCCATCGGCTTGATCAGAAGGACTTTCATTCGACCCAGCCCCCTTTCACGATTGCCCAGTCTGCAAGCTGCATCTTCTGCTGTCCGCCCCATGCAATGTCCTCTAACGCTTCCTCCGTTCCGCAGCGGTTGCAGATCTGAATGTCCGCCCTTCGGCTGAGTGCCTGCTGCTGATGGTCGTAGCAGTCAGGCTTTGCGCCGCACCTGGGGCAACGTGGGCCGATCTGTCGCGTTTTTCCAAGCCGGTCGAGCGACACCTTGACCTCGGCATCCGTTGCCACACGGTGGCAACTGTCCGCGCCGTAGGAAATGTTCAGATGGCTTCCGGTGTCCCAGCTCACTAAGATGTTTCCGGCATCATCGACCCCGTTGCAAGTTCCCTGCGTTCCGATGGGCGGTGCCTGCCTGTCATCCATCTCATCGAGGACGATCCGGCATCCGACTGGGAACTCTTTTCTCAACTTCTTGACCATTTTCTGATCCGCGAAGTTCATGCCTGCACCTCCTCGATCATCTTCTGGGCGGCATCTTTGTCCATGCACTCCTTCAGCGCACCCTCAAGGATGTGCATCGGGAAGTGGAATGCCTTGTAGCCGTCATGCAGAACTTTGTAGTAATACCGGCTCGGTGCGCGGTGTCCGAAGTCGTTCTCCATGATGTAGACCATTGCGGTCACCATCTCCGGCTCTGCCCCTTCCCGGAGCAGTTCGATGTTCAGGTCTTCCTTGCGGTAGTAGTTCGGGTAGCCCTCATAGAGGTCGAGGTTCTCTTCGTCCCTTTCCGAGATCTCCCACACCAGAACCGGCGTGTTCTTCTTCGGATTTGGTGCGATGGTGGCGCAGCCGCGGAACAAAAGCTCCCAGCCTGCCAGCACCGCCTGTCCTGCAATTTTTGCATCCGGGCATCGGTCTGCCATCTGCTCCACCGACAGGTTGCTGCCGTAGGCGATGTAATATTTCTTGTTCTTCATTTGAATCTCTCCCTTCGGTTTTCTCCGCTCTTGTCTGGCGGTATGGTATATATCACTCTTTTGCCCTGATTTATCAAGGCCGATACGCATCATATACTGCACAATGTTTTTTTCCTGTGATCGTGTACTCTTACATCATCTGCCGCTTCTTCAGATACCGGATGGCTTCCGCCCTTCCGATGCTGGCTGCCAGTCCACGCTTCAGTGTGTCCAGCGGAAATTCCCAGTCGCTGTATCCGCCACGCAGCAGTTCAAAATACTCGGCATCCGGGCAGCCAAGCCGCCGATCCTCGTGCATCACATAAGCGATGCATGGCTTTGCCTTTTTCATGCGGTTCCCGTTCAGGTTCCAGACCGGAAGCTGGAACTGCTTCTTATAGTAGTATCTTGGGCAGCCTTCGTATCGGTCCAGCAGGAGCTCATCGTATTCCGAGAGTTTCCAGACCACCGCAGGTACGCTTTCATTGGCATCCTGCTCGATGGTGGCATAGCAGCCGGTCTTACTCTTTTTGAACAGGAGCCGGTAGCCCTTGATCTCGGTCGTGCCGACCACCACAGCGTAAGGGCATCTCTTTCCCATCCGCTCCATGTCAAGGTTGCTTCCGTAGGCAAGGTAATATCTGGATGGGACTCGGCTGATCAGTTCAAGCATCTGCCTCACCGTCCTCCCTGCCAGTGAATTCCACGCCCTGGAAATCCTCTGTCCCAAGCTCGATCTGGCTGTCCTGCCACCAGTCCTCTGCCACTCGCTGTGCTTCCTCCACGGTCGGCTCTTTCATCTCGGATTCATAAATGGTCACCGTTCTCTGGTAGGTCTCGGTGATGGTCACCTTAAAGGTCCTACCTCCCGGTGTGTTTTCATTTTTTAACGTGCTTTTCATAGACCTGCACCTCCTTCTACCACCTCAAGGGCGGTTGCCCGCCCAAAAGGTGCCCGTGCATCCCGGCTTATTTGTTCCGCCAGGATGCGTTGCCCTCCATGTTCCGCAGAAGGATTTCCCTTGCCGTTGCAAATTCATCCCCGATGAATCCCAGCCTCAGCATCCAGCACCGCATCGCGTACTTTTCGTTGTCAGTCTGCTGGGGCTTCGGGCTTGCCGATCTGACCATCTTGGCAAGCTGGCTCATTGCGAGGCAAAGCTGGATGTAGGCTTTCATTTCTCCGGCGTGCAGTCCGTTGCGCTTTCCGTCCGCTGGGTCTGCAAATTGGAAAAGGCGGAATTCAATGGTTCCTTTTGTAAAGGTGGCATGGAGGTTCAGCATATGGTACCGGCTTGAATTGTAGTGGGCATTTCGGTTTTCCCAGCTGGAACCGTTGCCTTCGTACCAGATGTCTTCCAGCTTGCGCATGGTGGTCGGCTTCTCGCGGTTCAGCCGGTCGAGGAAGCGATGGTTGACCACCTGGCAATATTGTCCGGTGCGCCCTGCATCGATCCGGATGGCTCTGCCGATCTGCTGTTCGTGCGCCGCCATGATGTTCACAAGGTTGCGGATGGTCTTTGCGGTGTGGTCGCCTTTGCCGATGTGGATGTGGACCCCGCATCCGCGGCTTGGGCCGCTCTTTGCGCCTGCCTTGCGGAGCAGCCGGATGATTTCCTGCAGGGGTTCGATGTCGTCGTAGGTGAGGATCGGGGTGACCAGTTCGCATTTTTCTGCGTCCGGTCCGTAGATGCTCACATCCCTCTGGAATTTCCAAACCCTGCCCTGCTGGTCCTTGCAAGCCCAGCTGTAATATCCGTACTCGCCAGCGGCGTTCCATGCTCTGGTTCCGAAGTACTCAGCGACCTTTCTTGCCGCTTTTTCTCTGGTGATGTTGTTCATCTCGATCTCAACTCCGATGGTCTGGTTCTTCATGGCTTCAATCTGCTCTCTTGTTTTATCGTTCATGGTATGTTCTCCTTTGTTTTTTCCTTGTTTTCCCTTTCGGTATGTGCATATTACCGTCAGGTGCACATAATAGCAAGGCCATAAAAGAACATATATTCGACAAATATCGAGAGGAATGATCGTGTACATTTCTGCGGTTTATCCGCTTGATAATGTACATTTTCAGAGTTAATATCGGTACAATGGAAGAGGGTCTCGCATATTTTCCGGCCCCCATTGGGGGCTTGGGAGCTTACGCTCCCGCCTCCAGCATCTGCGCCGTGTCTGCCCCACAGTCGGGCTGTGTCGGCTCGGCATCTGCCGATGCGATCATTTCCCCAGCGGAGGCACTGCCCTCCTGCGCCGCCTGTTTCGCGGCTTTCAGGGCATCACGCTTTGCCTTTTCCCTTGCAAGGAACTTCTGTGCTTCCTCATCCGTGCGGAAAGCCGCATGGCCGGAAAGGTTCTCCATCAAAATCTTTCTGGTCTGCTTGAAGTCCGGGCCATTCATGCCAAGGCGCAGAAGCCAAGTTCGCAAAGCGTATTTCTCATTGGAATCGTTCACCTCTTTTGCCTGAATCCGCTTCTGGCTGATAGCCTGCTGGTTCATCAGAATCGCAAGGTGTCCGAATGCAGTCAGGTGGTCATAATCCGGTGCCATCGGGAAACCTGTAAAGGTAACTTTCTCATCTGTGATCGTCAAGCCTTCCAGGGAAGCACCATGCTGTTCTTCATACTCTTTGAGCGCATGAATGAAATTTGCTACCGCATAAGTGCAACTGTCATCTTTCAAGGCATCCACCAGCCCCTTATCGGCAAGGAAAATGCCGTCCGTTGCCTTGCTGACGAGTTCCCCTCTGCTGTAGATCAGATTGACCAGGTTGCGAAGCGATACGCCGTTATGCTGGCTGATCGGAAAAGAAAAATCCGCATCCAGAGGGATTGCTTCCTCTGCCACAGGCTGTTCCTCACCTTCTTCCGATGGGATTTGCTCTGCACTCTCCATTTCGGATTCCCCATCTTCCTCGGCTTCTTCTGAATCCCCTTCACAGGTCTCCTGCTCATTTGGATGTACTGCCGGGATCATCTGGACACCCTCGGCAAGGTCTACCGCAGGCTGTTCGTCTGCAGTTTCCTGCAAAGTCTCTGCATCCACATCCTCGCCGCCACGGATCAGGCCTTCATTCATCAGCGTAGTCAGCAATTCCAGATCTGCATTTTCCGCCTCCACCAGCAGGTTGCCATCCCGGTCAATGGTGTAATTTCCGATGTCATACGCATACCGAGGGGCCTTGGTGTAGTAAGGATGAATGCCTGTCAGCTCCTCCATCCGCTTTGCCAGTGTTTTGCGCTCCTCTACATTTAGTTCAAACTTCAACATGATTCATCGCTCCTTTTTCATTATTTTGTTTTTGTGCATCCCGATGTTTTTTTCGGTAGCACATATATCACTCTGAACCGGGCAAATAGCAAGTCCATTTCCGAATAATCTTTATGTTCGACCCTTTACACAATGAGATGCTAACTCATTTGTGTAAATAGTCCCGATATGTAAGCCCACCATATCACCGGGTCACTTTCTACCTAGTAATATAGCGGGCCATTTTATTCTTCCAGACCTGCACACCATGCGATGCCGGCCAGAACAAAAAATGCGTTGGCCAAACAAATGCCGTTACCCCAGATACGGTACTCTGCCGAATCCGTATACGGGTCAGCCAGCCATTTCCGGATCTGCTTCTCCGTCTTCGGCTTCTTGGCATGGGTCACGATCTTGCGGTGCGTTTCAAACACATCTGTCCAGAACGCCAGCTCTTCCTCGGTCGGATTCTCCGTTCCAAGGTCTCTGCACCACCAGTCCGGGAAGCCCTGCAGTCTGGCACACTCGGTCGGTGTAAGGCGGCGGACGGTGTAGGTCACAGGGGTGGACTGTGCCTCCGGGTTGTCGATGACCAGACGGTCATTGAAAGCATCCTGCCCATTGAAGCCGCTGGGATGTGCCCCGGTCGCCACAGTACCAGCCACACCCTCGTTCAGATGTGGTGCCGGTGCGATGGTGGTCGGGTCTTTGTAATCCCGTGCCATCAGAGTCGGTGCGACTTCTTTTGCCACCTGCATATAGGAGCCGGTGGTCATGGCATACACATCCTCCGGTGCGCAGACTGCATGGCGGTCAGTGGCATCCAGTGTAAAGCAGACATCCTCATTGACACCATCCCCCTGTGGGCCATTCTCATCTTTGCGACCGATCATGTTGCCCTGCAGGACAAAGGTCTGCATCTGATCACTCCGGGTCGCCATCAAAGCCCCGGACTTGCCATGCAGGTCAATCAGCTCATTGCGCTGGTTCACATGGAAAGCTGTCACATCTTCCGGCTGTGCCACGAATGTCTGCTGCTTCATCCCCGGCTCTGCTGCCAGTGCCGCCGACTTATCTCCCAGATCCCGGACTTCATCCCTCTGATTCTGAGTAAAGGCGACCGGCTCTACCACACAGATGCCGCCCTGATTACAAGTCGGGTCTCCACCGCTGCGATCCAGTGTCCGGGAGGTCTCCGCTTCATAAAAACCGCTGTGCGGATTGTCGGACATCATGGAGTGGCTGGCTTTTGAGCAGACACCATAGCATTTCGGAACGAACAGTGTCTGGTCGTTGTTGCAGCCAAGAGTGGCAGACTTTTCTTCCTGCCAGATGGCTCCCTTTCCACCACCTTCACATCCGGAACGGATCTTTAACGTGACCGCCGGGGAGTTTTCAACATCTTTCACCTGGCTTTCCACTGAATTTTCAACAGCATCCATAACCATCGGGACATTACCGCCACCCGTACCACACCGGCTTGTCAGTGTCTGCACCTTACCATCCTCGGAAATCTTCACCCGGCTGTCAGCAGGATGATTTTCCAGTGCGATGGCGGCCGGTACGACACCAGCTCGGAGAGTCGGTGACCGCTCCTCTTCATATCCGATGCTTCTGGCATTTGCGGAATGCTCGGTACAGAAACCAGCTGCTTCCATAACACACGGGGGATGATGTGCCTCCGCACGGAGGGTGGCTGTCACTTCCTCTGTCACATCCATCCGCTCTCCGCCCTGGTCGTTCAGACAGATCCGCCCTCCTGCTCCGTTGCAGCCTGCCTCTCCAGTGCCGCTTTCAACACCGGCGGCAGCTCTTTGCCACGCACGGAAGCCCTCCGCAGAATACCGAGACAAGCCCTCGGAGTTAAATAATATTTCTGGGGCACTCTGACCTGCAAAATCTGCGACAAGGTAGATACGTTTTCGTCTTTGGGGAACGCCCCACCATTGTGCATCAAGAACTCGATATGCGACGCTCCATCCGTCTCCCACGTAGTAGTCAGCGTCGGGCCATCCTTTCTTCTCAGGCGCAGGCACCGAGGCGGCCGGTTCTTTAACACCGATGACGGCTTCGAGGACTGCTTTGAAGTCCTGTCCTTTGTTTGAGGAGAAGGCCCCTGGCACATTCTCCCACACGATAAATCTTGGTTTTTCTCCATTGGTCTTACACCTCATTTCCTTCACGATTCGGATTGCTTCGTAAAACAGACTGGACCGTGAACCATCCAGACCGTCCCGCTTACCCGCGATGGACATATCCTGACAGGGACTGCCAAAGGTGATGATGTCCACAGGCGGCAGGTCTGCGCCGCTGATGACGGATACATCTCCGTAGTGCTTCACCTGTGGTAGACGTTTGGTCGTGACCCGGATGGCAAAGGGCTCGATCTCGCTGCTCCACAGCGGAGTGATCTGCCCAGTCAGAAGACCGCCTAACGGAAACCCCCCGGAGCCATCAAAGAGGCTGCCGAGGGTCAAAGTCTTATTCTGTTCTGTGCTCATGCGGAAGCCTCCTCTCCGAGCATCTGCTCATTTGCTTTCCGGTAAAAATCTCTGGACACTTCAAATCCGTAGCTGTTGCGCCCCAGTTCTCTTGCTGCTCTCAGCGTGGAACCGCTGCCGGCGCAGGGGTCAATGACCACATCGCCCTCATCTGTAAAGGTCTCGATCAGTCGTTTCAGCACAGAGATCGGTTTCTGGGAAGGATGGATCTTCGGATATTCCTTGCCATCCCTCTTCCAGTCAAACCAGTTGAAGATCATGTGGGGCTTTCCGTCCTCACCGAGATTACGGAACTTCGGGAGCTTTCCCCGATACAGCACCAGCGCATACTCTGTTGCACCCACAATCTTCATGTTGGCTTTGAGCACCTGCGGACTGTAGTTCTTGCAGAACACCAGAGGGATATAATTCTTGAAGCCGTATTTCTCTGCTTCGGTGATCACCTTCGGGATCTGCTGGAACGCACAGAACACGATCATGCACGGCGCATCCTTCTCGCCCGTGCCGGGTTCTTTCTTCAGCAGGCGGTTGCAGAAGTGGAAATACTCTGCAATGTTGAAGGTGAAGTCGGTATTGAACGCCGCCTTCCTCGCCTTGCTGCTCTCCCCGTTTTTGTTATCGCCATCCACATACCAGTCCGGCCGGCTGGCGTAGAAATCTGTACCGATGTTGTACGGAATATCTGCGATCACCAGCTGTGCCTTGGGGATGTTATAAGACTTGAAGTTCTGGAAGTTGTCGTGAATGAGAACACATTTCACATCAGGCATCGGCATCCTCGCTTTCCGGCTCGAAGGTCGCCACCTCCTCGAACTTCAGCTTCTGCCCATCCCGGATGACATACACATCATCGTAATGACCTTCGCTGTGTTCGATGTACCGCTTCACGATCACATCCACGAACTTCGGGTCCAGCTCGATGCCCCGGCACACACGGTCGGTCTCCTCACAGGCGATCAGGGTCGAGCCGCTGCCGAGGAACGGATCGAGGACGATGCCGTTGGTCATAGTGGAATTGCGGATTGGATAGCTCATCAGGCCGATGGGCTTCATGGTCGGATGATCCTTGTTGGACTTCGGCCGGTCATACTCCCATATGGTCGTCTGCTTCCGGTCGGAATACCACTGGTGCTTCCCCTTCTGCTTCCAGCCGTAGAGACACGGTTCGTGCTGCCACTGGTAAGGACTACGGCCCAGCACCAGCGCATTCTTCTTCCAGATACAGCACCCGGACAGGTAGAACCCGGCATCCTTGAATGCCTTTCTAAAGTTCAGCCCTTCCGTATCTGCATGGAAGATGTAGATGGAACCGTCGTCTGCAAGATGGTCGTGCATCTGCTGGAACGCTGCCAGAAGGAACTGGTAGAATTCCGAATCGCCCATGTTGTCATTCATGATCTTACCGGCAGTCTCTTCCACATCCACGTTATAAGGGGGATCGGAAAGGACCAGATTTGCCTTGGTTCCGTCCATCAGGGTGTTGTAGCATTCTGCTTTGGTAGAATCACCGCACAGAACGATATGCTTTCCCAGATGCCAGAGGTCACCCTCTTTGGAGAAGCATGGCTGCTTCAACTCGGATTCCACATCGAAGTCATCTTCCTTGACCTCTTTGCTGTGGACCTTGTTGAACAGAGTCTCAATCTCAGGCGGGTCAAAACCCGTCTTTCCGAGATCGAAATCGGAATCCTCGATGTCCTTCAAAAGATCCGCCAGCAGAGAATCATCCCATGCACCCGTAATCTTGTTGAGTGCGATGTTCAGAGCTTTTTCTCTGGTCTTGTCGATGTCCACCACCGCACAAGGCACTTCTGTGTATCCCAGTTCCATTGCAACAGTCAGTCTCTGATGGCCGCCGATGATCGTCATGTCTGCATTGACCACCAAAGGATCTGCGAAGCCGAACTCCGTGATGGAGTTCTTGATTTTCTCGTACTCTTTATCCCCCGGCTTCAACTTTTTCCGGGGATTGTATGCAGCCGGCTTGAGTACGGACACCGGCAGCATCTTTAGTTCAGCAGTCGCTTTCATGTAAGCCCTCCCGTTTTAGATTCACATGCGTATGACCCCGGAGAACGGCACGAAAAAGGAGCCGAACAAAAAGCCCGACTCCATTTCACTGCCATCTTCTTCTGGCTGCGGTTTCTCTGCCATCTCGCACCATTCCGGGTTTTCCCCGTTCACAGATGCCAGGACCTTATCTTCCGCATAGTCGATTGCATGTACACAAATACCCCCGGTGTTGAACAATGGGTACACACCGATCACCTTTTCACTCATGCTCCTTCGCCTCCTTCATTCCATATCGAAATTCAAAATAACAATTTCTGCTGCAGAACATCCGCTGACTCCTGCTTTCGCAGATTGCCGTAAACGGACGGCCACAGTTCTGACAGAATGCTACCCTGCCAGCCTTTTCCCGTTTATAATTCCTTCGTTCATATTCGGCATAGCACTCATCCGAACAATATTTTCTCGGCGCACCTCTTCCACTCTGCCCGATGATTCTTCCACAGACTGGACATCTGCGTTCTTTCACTCGGCCCGGCGGCACCAGATGGCAGCTTCCTATTTCCGGCAATCCCAGTTCCCGGCAGTAATCCATCACCTGTTCCACAGGCATTCCCGTCTGCTCTGCGATCTGAGAAAGTTTCGTTCCAGAAAGCCGCAGCGTCCTCACCTGCTCCCTGGCAGTATCAAACGCCGTTCCTTCAAAAACACAATCCATACGGATGCCATTTCTTCTGACATCCCGTTCAATACTCAACGGCTGCATCTTTTGCCTCCTTTCCTCTGCCCCGGTTGGCACAAACCCGGCTGCAATATTTCCGTTCCAACCCGTACTGATGCCGATAGGAAAACTCCCTGCCGCACACCGGGCAGATCTTCGACCGCACGGTCTTCCAGTTCTCCGGCTTCGGATGGGTGTTGTTCCACCGTGACCGGCATTCCGGAGAGCAGAACTTCCGTGGTCTGCCTTTGTGGTTTGGTATGATTGCCGTGCCGCACTGAGGACAGAACGAAAACGCCATGTCCTTGATCATCTCAGCCGTGTAGTCTTCCATCTGCCCTCACCTCACTCTCATTTTTCGCCGTTTCTTCGGCGGTTTCTTAGAAAAATCTCATAATTCATACGAAAAGCGGCGAAGTGGAAATCGGCACCGCCCCGCCAGGTTGGATTGTTGTTGCGGCGGCCGATTCTCGCTCGCCCCTGCTCCTCCCGGAACAAGCTAAAATGTGCGAAAGCTCCCTGTTTACGAGAGGTTTCACACACTTTGGTTCATTTCGGGGAAAAAGAATGGCACCGGAACCGAAGCTCCGATGCCTGTACATTTTCCTGTTTCATTTTGCGCCGTTATTCCTCTGACCCCCGGCCTATGAATTTTGCGGTTTTTCACGGAAAAGGGCGCACCGGTCTCCGTGTGACTTCACCGTAGAGAAGTGACCCCGGCCCACGGTGGGGGTGTCAGTAGGAGTAGGGCGGGTTGATGTCTTCGGTCAGCGTCTTTTTATCGTGGCAGCTTTTGCAGAGCGACTGCCAGTTATTCTGGTCCCAGAAAAGTTTCTGGTCACCACGGTGTGGAATGATATGGTCCACAACCGTTGCCCGGACGTACTTGCCCTGCTTGGCACACTGCACACAGAGTGGATGAGCTTCCAGATACGACTTTCTGGCTTTCTGCCACCGCCTGTTGTATCCACGCTTCGCTGCCGGGCGGGTCACCTCTGGATGGAGAGGCAGGTGCTTCTCACAGTAGAGCTGGCCGGCTTCCACCAGCTCCGGGCAGCCGGGATGGTGGCACGGTGTCTTTGGTCTGTACGGCATAGGTCAGTCCTCCCACGGAAGACCAGCCTTACCGAAATGACCGTAAGCACTGACTTTGTTGTAATCTACATCCAGCAGTCCCAGCCGCTTGATGATACCCTGTGGGGTCAGGTCATAGCTGTCATGGACATAGGCTTCGATGAAGTCAAGGGACTGGTGCTCAGTACCGAAGCACTCCACAGCCACACCTACCGGCTGTACCACACCGATGGCGTAGGCCAGCTGGACTTCGCACTTGTCAGCGTAGCCCGCCTGCACGATGTCCTTGGCAATCTTCCTCGCCATGTATGCTGCGGAGCGATCCACCTTGGTGGGGTCTTTACCGCTCAGAGCACCGCCACCCATGCGACCAATGCCGCCGTAGGTATCGCACGCCAGCTTCCGACCAGTCACACCACAGTCGGCGTAGCTGCCGCCCAGAACGAAACGGCCGGTCGGATTGACCAGCTTCGTGAAGTCACCGTCCAGACCATACTCGCAGGCGGCAAGCACCATCATGGATTCGATGATGTGCCGGAAGTCGCTGACCTCCACATCTGGGCTGTGCTGCACAGAGCAGAGGAATGTGGCGATGCGTCCGGTGTCGTAATCGTAGCTGACCTGCGCCTTGGCATCTGCACGGAACATCTTAGACGGATGTGCCTTGAGAAGCTGCAGGAACTTGGTGGCGACCATGTAGGGAATCGGCATCTGCTCTGCCGTCTCGTTGGTGGCGTAGCCATACATGATTCCCTGGTCACCGGCACCGCCCTTATCCACACCCAGTGCAATGTCCGGGGACTGCTTGTCCACCAGAATGCCGATGCGAAGAAGCTCGGTCAGGTTCCAGCCCAGCTTTTCGGCACCGATACGATTGAACACATCGTGTACGATCTGGTTGTAGTTTGGGCGGTAATCGGTAGTGACTTCGCCAGCAATAAAGAGCTGGCTCTTTTTCAGCAGACACTCAATCGCCACGCGGGCGTGCTTGTCATGCTGAAGAATGTCGGTCACAATGGCATCTGCGATCTGGTCACAGATCTTATCAGGATGGCCGTTGCTGACCTGTTCACAGGTGATAATCTTACTCATGTTCTGTCCTCTCTTTTTTGTATCACAAAGCAGGCCGCCTTTGCCCATGCCCACAAATAGGCTCCCACAAAGGTTGCCTGCTCTGTTTCAGGTGAAACTCAAAATTTATATCTCACAAAATGGATTTCTCAAAAATTGGGCCGCCAAGATAAAAAGCAGACCTCGGATTCTCTTATTTGTTTTTTTTTGTAGCAAGTAGCAGGTTGTAGATACTTTTTCATATAGAAGTCTATAAAAGAAAGTAATAATAAAAAGGGATATGAAAATCAGGCTACAAATTGCTACCTGCTACAGTTTTTCACTTCAAAGGAGCACATCCTTTGGTTTATAAGCATCCTGAACGGTTGAATCTTCTGCTCCTTCTTGAACATCACGGAATCGACAACCAAGAATCATCGTTGTTTGACCACCGCCGTCTTTTGGACGTTTTCTCGTTATTTTGAAATGCACACCGATGGCATTTTTGAAGTTTTTCTGGTTTTCGGACGAGTATCCGTTTTCCTCGCACCACTTGGCATACAACTGGTACGCAGCAGATGTCCTGAGTTCCGAAGTCTCGTCTTTTTCAATCCACGCCTCGATGAACTGCCCAATTCGGTCAGAGTCATCCTTATAATCCTCTGTAGCTCTCTTAACTGCATCTGGAACTTCAAGCCCCTGCTTACAATATTTCTTGTACCCTTCCAAGCACCAGTTGAAAATACCTGACAGGTTCTCCGGCTTCGCAAACTGCCCCTTCAGCCCCTGGTCCTGTTCTCCCTCTTCAAAGTGACGGTTGAACGGTATGATTTTCAGTCGGCCGGATTGGAACAGGGTCATATCATTGACATTGGGCAGGTAGTTCGTATTGATAAAAATCTTGAACACTGGCACAAAATCAAAGCTGTTCTCATTTAGGAATCGGGCGTTGATAGTATCGTTACCGGTCATTCTTTTTACGAGAGCTGCATTGAATGTGATCTTCTTCTCCGGCTCAGAGATATTTACGAATCTGGAACCGACCAGACGAGCCACTTCTTCCGAAGGTCCGCCTGTGTTCCCACCACGGAATTTAGCTGCCAACATATCCGGATTTGATGTCTTTCCGTAGTCGCCCATGATCTTCAGGAATGTTTCCATTGCAGTACCTTTTCCGTTTCGGGAAGTGGCACCGTAAAGGATAAACATACACTCCTGAGAGGTGTCTCCTGTCAGGGCGTATCCCAAAGAACGCTGAAGGAAGTCTGCCAGATCTGCATCCCCGCACATGACTTCCTTGATAAACGAATGCCAGCGTGGGCAGTCTGCATCCGGGTCATAGGTAATACCGGATTCCATTGTGAGATAATCCTCCGGCCGATGCTCCCTGAATTCCAGTGTCCGCATATCCAGCGTTCCATTTTTGCAATTAAAGAAATACTTGTTCCTGTCGAACGCCTGCATGGAGATCGGATACACGGACATGGCATCTTTCAGCATCGTTTCCCGGTTCTTACGCAGTTGCAGCTTTCGGACACGGTCGATGAACCGCTTCCTGGCATCCTCTTCGGTGATCGTCAGGGCAAACACATACAGCTTGTCAGCCAGCAGCTTTGCCAGTTCCGACACCTTGAGATTGCCTTTGTCCGGCCGCCAGACAGAGCCGTCATAGACATACCAGCCTTTACGCTCACTGTTGTACCGGGCGATCTGCTTGAAATAATCCGCAAACATATTGCCCATGCCGATCTCATTTCTGCCATACCGGGCATTTGTGTGCGGAGCCATTTCTTCCAGAGTAACTGTGATCTTGGTGAGATCCGGCTGAAACTCGATATAATCATCCTCATCCAGCTTGGAAAACTCCTCATCCACGATATCCTGCGCATTGACCGGCATATAGACAGCCGCACAGGTATTGATGGTATTGCGGATGGAAATCGCACCGTAGGTCGAACCAGCCTGCTTGCGATCCCACTTGTCACGCATCAAGCCGGAAGTGCGGAAGATACGGTCCATCTGCTCCTCATCGCAGCCACACCAGAATGCCAGGATAGACAGCAGTGCCATATCTGCATCTGACTGGCTGCCATAGAGGTCTTCCCAGTCACCGGCAAAGAGTTTTTTGAACTTTTCCGAGTTGCTGGCTTCGTTGGCGTGTGCGATAACCGCCTCATCGTCTAGGTACGAATGGTGCTGAAAATGGTTCTGCTGCACCTGCTTGTTTCGCTTCATCAGCGTGTCCAGCAGTGTTGTCATTGCCGTTTCATCGTTCGGGATCTCACCTGTGCGGTAAACATCTCCCGTTACGGTGACGAAGCGGTTTGTCGCACCGGGCATATACACTTCCAGACCCTTGCTGCGGTTGTTGATGTAATAGACCGTCTTGTCATAGACGTAGTCTTCCGGCACACAAAAGAAACCTCGCAACCCTTTGCCGGACGGTGATTTTTCCACGTAAGCTGTAGGAAAGATAGAAAGGACGGTGTCCGCTGTATCGTTCAGCGTGCCATCCTCCCGGATACAGTGGTCGATATCAAAAGCTCCGATTCCGTTGCCAACAGCAATACCGATACCGTCATAGCCGCCCATTGCATAAGTGACAAGGGTATTCTTGAAATCTGAGAATGTACGCAGGTCATTGATCTTTGCCCGTTCTCCCGTTGCCGGATTAAACGGCATCTTGGTCTTCTGGCCATTGCGCTTTTCAAACTTCCAGACACAGAAGCTGCAGGTCGTTTTCAGCTTGCCCGGAATGTTCTTGATGTCCATCATGCCTGCGCCTCCCTTCCCGTACAAGCCTGCATCGCAAACTGCTTTTTAACAGCAGCTTCGATCTCCTGCTTTTTCTTGGCCGAGGTCACACGGCAGAGCCGGCTGCACAGAACCATCTTGTCAATGGTCGTGATCTGCTCCACCAGCAGAATTGATTCTTCCAGTTCTTCATCCCGGAGCATTTCGCAGTCTCTCCAGGTGACCGGAATGTGTACCGGCAGTTCCAGCTTCTTCAGCTTAGAACTCATTGGGATCACCGTGATGATCGGGGAATTGCGGTTTGCCATATCGTTGCTGATGACCAGCACCGGACGGTTTCCGCTCTGCACCGAAGTGCCATAATGATTCCCCAATTCTGCAAACCAGATTTCATACTGCTTCGGTATCTTTGTTGCCGGCCACTGATCAGCTATCATCTCGTGAAACTGAGGTTCTTTCGATGTCAGCTTGCAGGATGCCTCTGATCTGCGGTGCGGCTTCGTTTTTCCACGCTGGTTGATGTATTTATTGACATGGATCTTGCGGCCGCGCTCTACCGGCCGGGCATTACTTTTCTTTCGTCCCATCAGGATATCACCTCCATGTTGATAACAAAAAGGCCGCCCAAGTTCACACTTTTAGGCGGCACAAAATGTAAAAAGGCATAAAAAATACCGGACAGCATCTTCTGCTCCCGGACTTTCCACACCTTCGTTTCTCCTATTTTCCTAGTTTAAAGTATAGCAAAAAGCCAATGTACGGTTAAGAGAGAATTTGGCTCAAAGTGGCTCACTTAGCTCCAAACTGGCTCATTTTTATAAATATTTTTCTCCAGTTCTTCCAAGCGACTTTGAAGCGGAACCAAACGGCAAGAAAGTTCAGCAAGACCTTTCTTTTTGTACCGGGTTGCTGTAGACCGGCTCATATAAATTTCTGCCTTTTTGTCCACCAGAACCGCTTTCATCGTTGCGCCTTCCAGACAATTCTGTTTCAAAACCAGCCTTGCCTTTTCTTCCTTCACTTTGGACACTGTGGCATTCACCAGTTTCATCCAGCTTCGGGCGGATTCATATTTTTCCAGTTCCTCTGCTGCCTCACGTTCGTACATTTCTTTTTCGCTTGGATACTTTGATTCCGCCATCAGTGCAAGGCTCTGTTTCCATGCAGCTTCCGCTTCTTCAGCCAGCATTTTGATTTCCCGATACTTTCCGCAGACTTCTGCTGTGTACCGGAGCATTTCCTCTGTTGCTTCTCGCTCCATATTCCACCTCACCTTTTCTGATACCGGCAAATTGTGTCGGCTATTCCAACAAGGGCATTTTTCTTTTCCCGGACTACCGTTCGCCGGGTCAAGTTATTTCCATCCGCCCCTGTGATCTCCGTCTGTTTCTTTCCCTCCACAAACAGCTGCTCTGCCACAAGCCGGGTCTGGCCCCGGAGACTGCGAAGCCCGACCTCAAATAGTTCGATCTGCTCACAGACTTCATAGTATGGCTCCAGAAACTGCTCCGTGCGCTGAGTCTGTACCTCACGGTTCATAGACGCCAGTACCTTATCGCAGTTGAGGACGGTACGCTCCACCGGATTCGACAATCCGCTGGTCTGCACATGCTCGGATTCCTCGTGTGCGCCCTGCGACAGCTTATAGACAATTTCCTCCTTGGTGTAAAACCATGACTTGGAATCCTCGTACTGCTGGCGGAGCAGATCCCGTCTGTGGATCAGGAGCCGATAGGAATCGGCCAGTTTTCTTGCCTGCTCCAGATAATCGGTCTGCTCGGAACAGTTCCGTTCTGCAGTCGCCACGTTCTTTTCTTCTTCCACCTTTGGCCCTCCTTTCTGGCCGATCCAGCCCATCAGCTTCCTCTCAGTTCTGCTTTCCGGCGCAGCTTTTCCGCTTTCTTTCTCCTACGCTCGTTCATCTCATGCTGCACATTTTCTTTCACCCCGGCCATGAGCCGCTCCGGATCAAGTTCTGTAAGAACACCGTACCACTGAGAACGGAAGAATTTCTCCAGCCGCACCTTATCATGCCGGGCCTCCTGATTTCTTGGATTGCCCTCCAGCTGGCGGAGTGCTTTCTTGTAATCCTTGACCGCCTGCAGAATGATGGCATTTGCCAGATTCTCATAACAGTCCAGATTTTCATTGACTGCAACTCTCGCAGCACTTCTTACTGTACTCACTCCTCTGTGCCTCCCTTCTTGTCGTACCAGGGAGCCGGGATGTCTTCTGGATCACAACCATACTTAAAAACAAAAATCGTGCGCCATGCCGTCTCATACAGACGGTCAACCAGAAATCGGTTTGCTTCCGGCAGTTCATTTGCCTTCTGGATGAAATTCTCGATAAAATGATCCCTGTTCAAATTTTTGGAGCCTTTGTCATGCTCCCTGCCAATGACTGCCTCGGCAAACTGAAAGCAGATCTTCTTGTACTGCTGGACACAGTCGTATTTCCAAGTGACTGCATCCAGCAGAATCTTTCGCTTATGCTCCGGTGTGATTTTGGGCATATTCTGGAGTTTGGACCGCTGATACAGTTCCAGAGCCTGTTCTTCCTTGCAGAATGCCTGCTGCATCTGAAATTCACTCATACGAATCCGGCACATCAGCAGTTCCACTTCGTGCTCATAGGCTTCCTTCAGCAGCAGGTCACGGTTCATGCGGAGATCTGCTGCTCTGCGGACGGGACTCGCCCCGAAGAGTTCGCAGAAAAGTCCTTTTTCTCCCAGCGGTCGGAATATTGCCCAGGGGATGAAGAAACCATCCTCATCCCGTTTGGTTTTTACAGCCGTCACCGGCTTCGACTTCTTATAACGATAACCGCTCTCCTCGACCGGACGGCGGTCCTCTGCACTCAAAAAAAGATACTTTTTCATATTCTCTCCTTATCTCCCCAGCTGCGCCTTGACTGCTGAGATTAGCTTTTCCTGTGTCATGTCTTTCTGCTCCAAAGCGGCCATGACATCCTCGTCCACGGTGTCCTTGGTGATGATATGGTGGATGGTGACCACATCGGTCTGGCCCTGCCGCCAAAGTCTGGCATTCGTCTGCTGGTACAGTTCCAGGCTCCACGTCAGTCCAAACCAGATCAGGATGTGTCCGCCCTGCTGGATATTCAATCCATGTCCGGCTGATGCCGGGTGGATCAGGGCGACCGGGATCTTGCCGGCGTTCCAGTCCTTGATGTCGGTGCTACTCTTGATATCCCGCACCGGAATCTTTTGCTTTGCCAAATGCTCCATGATGCGCTGGCGGTCATGCTTGAACCAGTACGCCACCAGAACAGGCTGCCCATTGGCGGCTTCGATCAGGTCTTCCAATGCTTCCAGCTTGTGGTCGTGGATGATCCTCGCTTTGCCGTTCTCATCGTAGACAGCGCCATTGCTCATCTGCAACAGCTTCCCTGTCAGTGATGCGGCATTGGCAGCATCTATGTCTCCATCTTTCAGTGGAATCAGCAGGTTCTTCCGGAGCATATCGTAAAGTTCCCGCTCCGGCGCGCTCATCTCCACCTCATACCGGCTTGGAATACAGTCCGGCATATGGAGGTAATCCAGTGCTTTCATGGAGATCGTGATATCCGAGATCCTCTGGTAAATCAGCTCCTCTGCTCCTTCTCTGGGCTTGTATTGGAACACAACACCGGTGGAAGGATTCATGGAAGAGGGTTTGAAATAAGCTTCCCGGTACCGGCCAATGAATTTGCCGAGTCTCTCACCGCCATCCAGTATCCCGATCTCCGCCCAAAGATCCATGAGACCATTGGAAGAAGGGGTACCCGTCAGCCCAACCCATCGTTTCACATACGGGCGGACTTTCCGCAGGAATTTAAAACGCTGGGACTGGTAGTTCTTGAACGATGAAAGCTCATCGACCACAACCATGCCAAAATCCCAGCGCATTCCGTTTTTCTCATAATACTCCACCAGCCACTTGATATTTTCCCGGTTGATGACATAGATCATTGCCGGATGGTGGAGTGCTGCAATGCGGGTCTTTGTGTCACCTACGATGACAGAAATATCCAGTCCCTGCAGATGATCCCACTTTTCAATCTCTGCTGGCCATGTGTCACGGGCCACACGCAGTGGCGCAATAATGAGAACCTTGCTGACTTCAAAGGTCTCCAGCATAAGGTCTTTGATGGCCGTCAATGTGATAACGGTCTTTCCTTAACCCAAGCCCATATCCAGAAAAAGGGCTGCGACCGGGTGTGTTTTGATATACTCCGTACAGTAGCTCTGATAATCATGAGGAATGAACTTCATTTGGGCATCACCTCGCTTTCCGACTTTTCGTCCTGTTCTGGCGTATTCTGCGGCAGCGTAACTTCCGGCATCTCCGGGATCTTCGCTCCGATCCCCTGTGGGATAGGCTCGCCCGGTTTCCAGTGAAGCAACGCATGGATAGCAGGCTGGATCTGTTCCGGTCGGTCTACGCAGAATACCGGAAAGCCCAGTGCCTCCAGCTGCAGTCTGCGTTTTCTCTGGAGGATGCGCATCTGCTTGCCGGGAGCTTTCATTTCCACAAACGCACACTTGCCGCCGAGCAGCAAAACCAGTCGATCTGGCACACCGTTCATACTCTGGCTGGTAAATTTAAGGGCCTGCCCACCGGAGGCCCTGACTGCTTCTACAAACTGCTTTTCGACTTCATTCTCTCTCATCCGGCTTCGCCTCCTCTGCCCGCCAGACACCGATGCGTGGGCGTTTCTTTTCACTGTGCTCCTCTTTCGGGCGTTTCCCTGGGCGGTGCTTCTTCCTACGCTCTTCCCGAACCACATTGCCGATGGCTTCATTGGCAGTCGGGTCCGGGTGGCTGTGGCTGACTTTCCTGTTCGGGGAGCTTTCCTCTTTGTGTTCTGTAATCCAGTGAATGACATCTTCCATACCGTCACCTCACTGATTGATCTGTTTCCACTGCTGCGGCTCCATCGTGGCGACCTGCCAGCCGATGCCCTCCAGTGTGGTGGCACGGTCATAGGAAACAATATCCTGCGATGCACGGGTCACCGCATTGGACAGACCATACAGAGAAAGATCGCCGCCTTCAATGAGGTACTTGAGGATGCCTTCCTGTTCCTCGGCATTGATTCCATAGCTCTGGGCAGTCAGCTGCACCACATCCTGTACCTTGCCGGTGATCGGTACTGCCATAGATTCCTGCAGGCGGCCGACCACCTGAGAAAAGCGAGCCTCATCGATGGCAGCCATCGTGGTATCACGCAGCTTCAAAAGAAATGCCTTGTCCTCTGCTTCCATCGTCTCATCCGAATACAGTGCAAAGCTGTCCTCCACTGCTTTCGCCTGCCTGCCCACATGGTGGCGGCGTTCACCCATGTCATTGACCACCATGCCGTTGGTGCAGACCAGGCGGTATACCAGCGGCTGAATGGACACAGCTCCCAGACCGACCTCGGAGTTGGAGATCATCACACCAGCCTGGACGATATCACCCTTGCGGACTTCCATCTCCAGACGGTGGTTGACCACCTTAAGGTACAGACGGTTCTCCGTCACCTCACAGGACATGACCTCGTACTGGTCGTTACCTGCAAACAGCGGCAGGACAGCTGTAGCAATCTCCATGTTGTCGATACGGCGGTAGCGTTCCGACAGCAGTGCACGGGCTACCTGTCCGGCACCATAATCCATCGAGCGGACCATGTAAGAGCTGGGCTTGTCCGCAAACCAGCTGTTCACATTCTCGGCCAGAAGTTCCGGCTTTTGCGCCTGCATGAGATCATAGTATTTAGCCGGGATACCCAGTGCCGATGCCACCTGACGATGGAACAGGGAGGTCGTACCAAACACCTCCTGCTGGCTGGTCGTAAGATGGTTGATTTCAAAAGTCTGCCCATCTTCCCGGAGGCGCATTCCCTGCGCCGGACTGATGAAATCCTGCTTTGCCTGATTCTGACGGTTCAGCTCAACCAGGACTTCCTGCAAATTTCTTCCTGTTTTCATAGTGTTTTCCCTTTCATTTCTGCGGCGCATATTTATACGCCTGTTTATGCGTCCGTGTCCTTCCGACAAAAACGCCGTATTTTTATAACTACAAGTGCTTACAATTCCCGATTGATCATCTGCTGGATTATTCGGACGGCTCCCTGCATACGTCGGCGGTTCAGCCGGGTGTCCTGCAGGAGTGTATCCAGCGCATCCACCTCATCCCGGATGTTGCAGAGGACCGACCGCTGATGGTCAGCAAGGCGTTCATTGTCCTGCTCCATGCGGTCGTACTCCTTTTCATAGTCGCCAATATCCTCCACATTGGTATCGATATAGCTTTCGATCTCCCGGCGGAGTTCCTCGCCGGCATAGTCCTGCACCGCATCCAGCAGATCCCGGATGCCAAAGGGTGTCAGGAGTTTTCCGTCTTTCATTTTTAGAACGTGAGGCATCTCGCTCCCCCTTTAGTCCTTGAAATAGTAGCTGCCCTTATATCCGGCAGCATTCAGAGGAAGGTCTTTGCACCACTCCGGGTTAACGGACATCAGCTTGCAGACCTCATCCACTGTGTACCGATTCTTGGGTGCTTCGATGATGACTTCATCGTGAACGTGACCTACGATATTCAGTCCATAGCCTTCCATCCTGGCCATTGCTTCTGCCAGAATGTCACGGGCGATGGCCTGGGTTGCGTTCTCCACCAGCCGGCCGGAGTAGGTTTCCTGTCTGGCCCATTTGTGGTTTTGCCCCACTCCTTCATAGGTCAGGCTCATCCTTCCGAAGCGGTTCGGCTGCAGTCTCGGCTTCAGATACGCCAGCTTTCTGCCAGAAGGAAGCAGCATCCAAAGCGTACCGGAATAAAACTCGAACGCCAACTTGCCAATCTCCTGTCGCTTTCCGGTCTTGAACACCTGCGTTGCCGCCTTTTCCACATCCCACCAATATTGGACGATCTTTGGATTGGCTTCCCGCCAGGAATCGATGATCTCCGGCAGTTCCTCTTCTTTCAGTCCCATCTGCAGCGCACCCATGCTGATGAGTGCACCGGAAGAACCTCCATAACCGCAGGCCAGTTCTGCCACCTTACCTTTCTGCCGAAGTTCGCCATTGATGCCGTGCTTGACGACCGGAACATGGAACATCTGGCTGGCAGAGGCACAATAGATGTCTTTGCCTTCCAGAAAGGCTTCCAGCCGCCAGTCCTCCCCAGCTTCCCATGCAAGCACACGGGCTTCGATGGCGGAGAAGTCAGCCACGATAAACTCACAGCCTTCTTTTGGAATCAGCATGGTTCGGATCAACTGAGAGAGCACATCCGGGGTGTTTCCATAGATGGTTTCGACCATATCGAAACAGCCCAGCTTCACCAGTTCCCGTGCTTCGTCCAGCGTGGAGATATGGTTCTGGGGCAGATTCTGCAACTGGATATTCCGGCCGGAATAACGACCAGTGCGGCTGGCTCCATAGAACTGGAACAGTCCTCTGGCCCTGCCATCTGAGCAGACACAACGTTCCGCAGCCTGATATTTTTTCACAGAGCTTTTTGCCATCTGTAGCCGGAGTTTCAGCATATCCATTGCCTCGGCATCCACGCCGTTTTTGTCCAGTTCTGCGATCATCTGGGCTACATCCTTTTTGCCCAGCGTGTCCATTGGGATGCCGCGCTCATCCAGCCATGCTTTCAGCTGTGACACAGAGTTCGGATTTTCCAGCCCGGTCAGCTCATAGGCTTTCTTACTCATAGCGTCCGAGAGCATCAGATCACAGGCAATGGCCTGCTGCACCAGCTCCGTGTCAATCTTCACGCCGCGGTCATTGATACGCTCATTAACCCGATAATGCTTCCACTCCTGCTCCGGCATCGGGAATTTCTTCAGCCTCTTATAAATGTCCACCTCGGTGTTGACATCCTGAATGCAGTAATACTTAAACTTCTCCCAGTCAGCAGGGTAATGCTCCGGAAGATTCCGGGTACGCATCCCATTACTCTTCGTTGGCTTACAGGGCATGGAAAACAGCTTGATCAGCCGCTCGCCTTCCTTGTCTTTCTGCTGGCAGGTCTTCAGCACGGTGCCAACATCCTTTAGAGCCATTGGCAGAGTCAGCGATGCCGCCATAACCATCGTGCAGATCCAGCTGTCCGGCGACAGGAACTCTCCGGGTTTCAGGTACTGTCCCGGCAGATGTCTTTGCAGATGCACGGAAAAACAGACCCGCTCAAAGGAAGCATTGTGGGCAATCAGGCGCACATTTCCAGACTGGAAATCCTCCAGCAGTTCTTTGGGGAGCGGTTCTCCTGATGCAAGGTCTGCACATCTGGTTTCTCCAAAACCTTCCCCTTCATCGGTCGCCCAGGCTACCAGCAGGATCTCAAAGCTGGGATCTGTGGCATAGCGGTACAGGCCGCATTTTCCGATATCCACCTCGCTGTAGGTCTCAATATCGATCAGCGTTTCTTTCAAATATCTCACCTCTATTCGATGTAAAAAGCCGGAGGACACCCTGACATCCCCCGGCACGGTTACTTATCTGTGTTTCTCTTAGCGAAGGTAATCCGGCAGTTCCTCACCGGCATCGCCGCCCAGAACATCCTCATCGTCCAGCGCGTCAAAATCAGACTCTGCCGATGCCTTGCCGGACAGACGCTCACCATCCTTGACGAACTGTACGTTCCCCAAACCAGCAGCCACGCCGCGGTTGCCGTTGGCGTTAAAAGCGTAGAAGTTCACGCTGACGTTGCAGTAACAGCCGGAGTAGACCATCATCGGGTCTGTCACAGGCTGGACATGACGGTCCACGACCTGCGGTGCATCCTTGCTGGAGGCATTCACAAAGAAATGCTCCTGATAGTTCTCATCGTCCGGACGATCGATGTCGCCGTCACGCAGAGGCAGCTTCAGGTTCGGCGGGATCTTACCGCCCCACTTACGGGTCTTGCCATCCTCCTTGGCGGCCTCCACTGCCTTGTGGATCGCCAGCAGGGTCTTCTTGTCCTCCTTCGGGATCAGGCAGGAAACGGAATACTTAGCCTCGCCGCCGTTGATACTCTTCGGTTCAAAGATGTTTGCAAAAGAGATACGGCACGGAATCACGACCTTAGTTGCACTGGAAATCTTGTTAGCCATAATAAAAATCCTCCATCAATCTGTTTTTGTGTATTGCTGCTGCCCTCAGTCGAGGACAGCAAATTCATCTTCCGCAGTCTGCAGATCGACTGCCTCTCTGGGGTCCGAATCCGGGACAAGTGCCAGCTTACCGGGCGGCTTGACTACATACTCTCCCAGAATCTCCTGGAACTTTTTCTTCCCCATGAGCTTTTCAAAGGCTGTCAGGGAGATCAGCTCCGTCTTATAAATATCGGTGTATCCGGCCTTCTCTGCAGCGGCTACCACCGATTTCGTATCAAGGAACTGCCGCTTGCTCCTGCCCTCGACCACCTTATACCCATCCCAGCTGACACCATGATTGATGGCCTCGGAACTGACATAGGCAAAGATAGCTTCGATCCAGGACTCGATACGGTTCAGGGTCGGCAGCATCTTCTCAATGTCTGTCTTGGAAAGCAGTGCCGGGGATTTAAAGGTCGGCACGGAGGTGTCCGGGTCAAAGGATGCTGTCGCATCTGTTTCCTCGGTTTCATCCTCCAGCACGCCGGCATCCAGATCCAGAAACTCTTCTTTCACCAGAGCCATTGCTTCATCGGCACAGGCTTTGCAGGAAGTTCTGGCACGGCAGAACCGACACCAGTCTCCGGGAACCTGCTCGCCTTTTCCTTCAAAGGCCAGCTTTGCCCTCGGTCTGACATAGGTCTCTGCCCAGTCCAGCAGTTCCTCCACACTGCATTCAAACGTCGAGATATTTTCCAGTCTCGGCTGGATAATGGTCATGGACACCTTTTTGATGCTGTACAGATATCCGTAGGCGTGGTAAGCACCCAGGGCATACAGCATCATCTGCGGATTATGGTCACAGTTTACGAACACGCCCTTGCCGTTCTTGTAGTCCATGACATAAAGCGTACCGTCTGCAATGATCACGCAGTCGCCGGTACCAAAGCCGGATGGAACAAGATAGCTGTAATCCAGCCGCTCCTCCACCATGACCAGCGGATGCGGACAGGTCTCCTTGATGCGCTCCACTGTGGAAATGATGAACTCCGCATAGATATCCGTGTTCGCTTCCATCTCCTCATCCTCATATTCAGAGGTTGGACGCTTCACCCGTTCATGCAGATATTTCCGCAGCTTGTACTCGCCCAGCGCATGGGCAGCAGTTCCCTCCTCGGCGTACACCGAGGATTCATTTGGAAAGTTCTGCTCCAGCCTTGCAGATGGCGTACAGTTCAGCCACCTCTTCGAGCTGGAAGCAGAAAGGATTGCATGTACTTCCGGCATGATGACCTCCCTTAAATCTGGGAGACATCTGCCAGAAATGCTTCGTACTTCTCTGCAGGCAGGTCAGACAGCTGGGCCACACCGTAGGTCTTCAGAAGCTGACCGATCTTCTCGTTGTTATCACGCTTCTTCTTGATCTTGGCGACAATGACCGCCGTTATCTCGTCCTTGGTGATCGTCACTGCAGACTGTGTTTCTGCTTTGGCAACAGGCTTGTCCGTGGCTTTATCAGACAATGCTTCTTTCTGGCCGGTATCTTCTTCCCACGGCAGCGCATCCGCATCGTCCACCGGATGCTCACTCTCTGCAGTTTCTGAGCTCTCGGAGTTCACTGCTTCCTCTGCCTCACCAAAATCTTCTACCACAGGCACCTCTGCGGCTTCCTCGATGGCCGAAGGAGCCGCCTCTTCCACCTTTTTGGTTTTCTTGACCGGCTTCTTACGGGGATGCGAAACCGCCGAGCCTTTCTTTTCTGTTACGGGCAATACCGGCTGTTCTGCCACCGGAAGCTCCGGCTCATCCTCCGTCTTTGCATCTGCTGCCAGCATATCCAGCTGCTCGGATACACCCGCAAACATCTGTGCCAGACCGTCAAAGACCTCGACCAGACCATCCACAACTTTCTTCGGAGCATTCAAGACATTCAGTTCATCCATCATGCGTTTTCCTCCTCTCCGTTTTCTTCCTCCTCACCCCACAGGTCATCCAGATAATCGGCCTGTGCCTTCAGGACTGCCAGAATGACCTTCTCACACAGACCGGTTTCCTTATGGATGCGATCCAGCATCTCATCAAAGTCGATGTCCTCTGCCGGGTCGTCTGCCTCAGCATCCGGCTCCTGACCGAAGCCGTAGTTGTAAGAGGTCATGCGCTCATCCATGTGGAGATGCAGGTTCTCGATGTTAATGGAAAGGAGTGGAGCACCAAGCGGGCGTGCCGGCATCGGCTTGTCCTGCTTCTGAGCTTTCTTTTCTTCCTCTGCCTTGACAGGAAGCGGAACCTTTACCACCTTGGCGTCCTTCAGCATCTCGCCGATCATTTCCTCCAGAGTCATGTTCTTCTCGTTCTTATTCTCCATTGTCTTCCTCACTTTCTGCAGCTTCCTGCTGCCCTTCTGTTTTCTTATCATCCAACGGCACATGGTACTGTTCTGAAATGTTTTTCAAAAGCAGTTCAACCACACGCCCCGGCTCCGGGAGATTCCGGACCTTTTTCTGCAACTCATGGGCTCTCTTGATTTCGGCAGCCATGCCTTCCGACACGGTACTCCCAAACACCCAGAGTTCATCTGCCTCCTCCAGCCATTGCATTCCAAGCTGAATGCCGGTATTTCGTTCCTGCTTCTCCTCATCCTTTAAGAACTGGGTAAAATACAGGTGCGGTGCCAGTGGCAGAAAGCCCAGTGTGGAAAGAATCCGACAGGCCATCTTTGCTCTGCGGATGTTTGCTTCCAGTTCATCTTTTCTGCACTTCTCGTCCTGTGAAGTAGGGCGATACGGTGAGCAGACGAAAATTTTTCTTGGCAGGTGTTCTTCCTGCGGTGCACTGCCGGGTGGACGGTCCTCCTTCGCATTTTCTAACTGGGCTGTTTTCTTTGCAGCTTCATTCATGCTTACTGCACTCATAAGTTCTGACCTCCTGTTCATGTACTTGAGAAGTAACCCTCTCACTATGAACATCTTTTTGAGCCTTTTAACAGACACTTTTCTAAAAACTTTTTTAGAAATTTTTTCTCAGCCTTTTTACCGCCTGATTCATGATCCGGTTAACCGACTGCTGGCAGATGCCAAGTTCTTCTGCAATCTCGTATTGGTTCATACCTTTATAAAAGTAAAGCTGAAGGATCTCCGACTGGCGCTCAGTCAGCTTGCTCATGGCTGCATACAGGCGGCGAAGTTCCCGGTCTGCCAACATCTCGGCATTATCCTCATCCAAAAAATCCACCATGACAGCTGCCGACCAGTCGGAGCCATCACATTCCAGGGACACATTTTCAGTCTCAGCAGTACGGTTATTCCGATTGTGCTCCATCCGGCGTTCCCCTTCCATGAGCAGACGAACGCTCCACTCGGTCTCCTCAAAAGTCTCAGCCGGCACTACCTGATATGTACCATCTGTAAAGTCATAACGGTAATCACCACAGCGATCAACTGCAATGACCGTGTGTGCGTCATCCATCTCGTAGACCGCATAGCCGTTCTGGTAAACGGTCAGGGAAGCATCATCCACGGTTGTCTGTGCAACAGCCATCGGTTTCATCTCCATCAGTGCCTTGAAACTCGGCAGCTTCTTTTCCACCACTGCGTCAATCTTTTCCTTTAACTCATGTAAGGTGATATGCGCGTTCTCTGCGATATCTGCGGCGATATGTCCTGCATCCTGTACCGCTTTCTCCACCATCTGCGGCTGGCGAACCTCCATCACACCAACGCCACCATTGATTGCAACTGCTCCAGTCATCATGTTCATCATCATTGTTTTGTCCTTTCCCCCGGACTCTGAAAGGGAAAGATACCGAAGCAGGATGCTGATGAGGCACTGATCTATCTGGCAGGAGCATAAAACCAAAAAAGCCCGATTCCAGAGACAGCAGGAATAATCCCAACCGCACACCTCCCCAGCCAGCAAATAAATCGCTGTTCTGTGAAGTTCTGCTATGGTATCCTTCGCCTGCTCTAGAATCGGGCTTACGATATTTTCTTTATTTGTCCGGGGCTTGCGACAGATGCTTTCATTTGACTCTGTGGGCTTGTCCCTTGGACTGATTATATGATAACAAAATGACCGGGGCTTGCAGATGGCGAGACTGCCACACTTGATGTGGCGAATTTGCCACATTTTCATCTGCCAGCCTCAAAAGGGCAAAAAAATACCGCACAGCCCCTTTCGACCATGCGGTTATCCAGCCATCTGCTGTGACTGAAGGAATTTCATCATGTTCCGGATTGTAGCCTGTCCCTCTGGTGTCAGCTTTGCAAAGTCTGCTCCAATCTCTTCGGAAAACTCCACTGGCATTTCTTTTTCTGCCAGAAGATCATCAACACTGACATCCAGTGCGGCTGCAAATTTCTTTAAGGTCTTAAACCCCATTTCACCTTTGGTGCCATTCTCGTACTTGGAAATGTCAGCGCGGTCGATATCCACAACATCACTCAGTTCCTTTTGAGACCAGCCCTTTTTCAGCCTGTACTTCCTTATGTTTTGACCGAGGATGTACTCCTCGCTATGTATATCAACCACGCTTACACCTCCTTCCTCTTTCGTACTTCTACTTCATAATATCCTGTTTGTGTCTTTTTCGACATCGAAACAGATTGCGTATTTCGCGCTGAAATCTGCAATTTCGCTATAACTTTTTGCCGGAATTATGTACATTAACGATTCTGCTGCAGTTTTTACTCCTTCCGACGAACGAAAAAAAGCCGGAACAGACAGAATGACACACTTATTCCTTGGTTTTATAACATCACTATTTTGTAAATATTATCCAAGTTGTAAGTATGTAATCCTGTCTGCTCCGGCTTCACTCTTTATGGTTTCCAAGCCATACGGTTCCGCTCCAAAGCGACAGTATAAAATGCGCAAGTGCGCTAAAAATATATAAAAGTCTGGTTTCCTCTGGTCATCCAGTATGATTGAAGTCATTACTTGCGCAGCAGTCGGCGGTGGCTTTCTCGCCTTCCACTACGGTCATACCGCAGGGTTCCCTAGAATATTTTCTCTCAGAATGGTGTGCGCCCGTTCATATCCTTCGGACGTCTCATCTTTCCAGAACGCCTATACATCGGGTCATGAACTTTAAGAATAAGTTCCTGCATCGACATACTGCAGTTTTTCCCGACAAGGCGAACATCGCCATCATTGTTCTGGCATTTACAGAACAACTTTCCGTCCGCCGTTCTAATGTCATAAGATTCACTTGCCATAGACTGCCCTCCTATTCTGGATCATCAAAGTCATCATCCCATAAGTCATCATCGTCTGATTCCTTTTCCTCTGGTTCAGGCAACGGAGTAAATACGATCTCACATTTTGTTTCATCAATCCAAGGAATCATAAATTCATCCGCCACATCACCTGTTTCCAGATCGATAAGAATTATTGTTACTTCACATCTTAAATAGCAATCTTCAAGCCTTTTCTGAACACCATAGAATGCATCACTATCAGTAAGAACGATTGACACCCGATCATATCTGTACTGGTAATCAGCAAAGAGTCCTGCTATTCTTGACAAATGGCGCATAACTGTTATGGACTTCATCTGACTCAGGTGTTCTCTGGGCGCTTCAAAAGAAGCTGGTTGCACCATACAAAAATCAAATCCCCATATTCCATCGCCTCTTGGAATCGCATCCGTTTTCAGCACCAGATCAAAGCTGAAACCGCCACTTATTGTCCTATGGCGTTCTGGTTCTAATCGTGCCACACTATAGCCTCTGTTCAAGAGTGCTTTTATAATAAGGTCATCATAGACCGTCTCAATATCTGCATTATGTGCCCAGCGATTACGAATATCTCTCGATAAATCCATCCCGTGGGCTCGCATTAGCATCTCAAAGGTGATTCCACTGTTCTTATCTGCGTATGCTGCTATGTCTGCAATAAGGTTATCTGAGTTCGCCCCCACCGTTTTTTTGTTCACAATTCTCGATAAGGTCGAAGCGTTTACACCAATTTCCTCTGCGAACTGCCTCATACTCCGCTCAGGTCCCTTGGCTCTAACAACATACTCTGCCAACATATCCTTGTCTGGTGGTTTAATCCGGCTGTACTGCGTTGCCAAGTTTCTGTAAATTATATTTAATGGTAGTCCCTGACGAAGTGCCTCCTGGACGTTCTCCGGGTACCGGCTGATTTCTTCTTCGCTCAGAGCCACTTTCTTCTGGTCATCCATCTCATCGCCTCCAATCGCTCATGTTGCATCTGTTGCGTACATTTATTATATGCAACATATACTATCTTGTCAATAGTTTGCGCAAAATTTGTTGCTTGTAGTTGCTTGGTGTTGCATATATAGTCTTTGATGCACCACCAACAATCTCTCTTCTTAAAATCTTCTGCTATCACCTCTTGACTTCAACAACTTTCTATTGTATTATAGGAACAGGAGTTCCCGAACCTTTGTTCTTAGTATATAGGAACAGTTGTTCCTTGTCAAGTATCTTTACAAAATTATGTTGTAAATGTTGGTACTTTCCCTCCAACAGACAACAGATTATCCCACATGGAGGCATGACATGAAAAAAGAAACGAACTTTGAAACCAGTCCACTTAACACACAGGATGCCAAGGCAGAAGCCGCCACTACTCTGGCTCCTGACGCAACCAATGGAGATAAAATAAAAGCCCTCCGCACCGCCCAGCACATGAGTATGGCTGAACTGGCACGTCGGGCTTCTATGTCAGACCGTGCGATCCGCTATATTGAATCCAACCAGCGTGAACCAAGTGTAGATGCAATCCAGAAGATTGCCGCAGCTCTTGGAGTCACCACCGATTACTTTATGGATGAGGCCACTTTCCAGCAGGAACTCAACGATGACCTCTTCTATGCGGATGTACGAAAAAAGTATGGCTCCCGCGGTGTTGCACAGGCAAAGAAAATAAAAGAACAGACCACAGCCCTGTTTGCAGGCGGTGAACTGTCCGAAGAAGATCAAGCGGCATTTATCAAAGAAATGGAAGCACTTTTCCTCGATGCAAAAGCTGATGCGAAGAAATTTACTCCCAAAAAATATCTGCGGTAAAGAGTCACATTTACTCCGGAGGAAAGGAGTCTACTTTGAACACACGCATAATTGATACCGCCGATGCTGTGGTTCGCCGCTATAAGACCCGGAATCCAGAAGATATCATCTCACAACGGGCTATCAAATTGAAAGACATCCGTTTTTGCCACGACCTTCTGGGTTACTATACCGTCCTGCTGAACTGCGAATATATCGGCATCAATCCGAATTGTACAGCCGCCCAGCGTATATCTGCTCTGGCTCATGAACTGGGACACGCACTGTTTGACCGGAAGCATGCCAGCTCCGGCCAAGCATTTCAAGACACCTATTTTTATAGTCTGGACAACTCCAAGGCAGAAAGACGAGCAAATATCTTCGCTTCCGAACTGCTTCTGTCGGATGATGATATTCTCAAACCGATTGGCTATTACGAATTCAATGCCGACCGGATTCATCTGGAGGCAAATATGCCATCCCACGCATCTGCAGCCTACCGGGCGATGAAATATCAGGAGCTTCTACAGGAATTCCTGTATACACACTGTGATGTACTCACCCCGGCTGAGATTGCCCAGAAGATCGAAATTGAAAAACACTTCGTAGATTTTAAGCTGAACATCCTCGCGGCAAAAGGATATCAGCTGCCAGTTCTTCCTGAACTCCACAATGATTTTCTGAAAGACTCCATGAAGAATAGCGAGGTGAAATAAGGTGAACTACTATTACTGCGATACCTGCCACTACTGCTTCTCTGCCGAGAAGTTCCCTGACCGTTGCCCTGATTGCGGTGCAATAGAACATAACGATCACGCAGCAGTACGGCAGGCAACAGATGCCGAAGTAAAAGAACTGCTCAGAATTCGGGCAGAAGATAACGACTGAAAGGGGAACACACATAATGAAAGCACATAAATATTGGTCACTCGGAGCGCTTGCTTGCATGGCAGGCTGTTTCTACACAGGCTGCAAGAAACTGATGCAGGCTCACAAATATTTCGCTGGCGGCTCTCTGGCCTGCATGGGTATGGCAATCTACTCCGGCCACAAAATTGCACCGAAGAAGAAAAAAGCTGAAAAGCCTGAAAAATAAGAACACACGCCCTCGCCGCAACAAGCGAGGGCTTTTTTTTGAACTCCAGGAGTTCACTTTATTTCCATCACAAACTATACACTTCCATCATGAGCCGAATTCCGACTTTCAGACCTTCCTCAAAAGCGGTCTTCTCCCATGCACAGCACACCGTTCCCTGCCGGTCCATGATCTTCTCCCA